ATGTTAAGTGATACGAAAATAAAATCATTAAAGCCCGCTGAAAAAATTTATCGCGTTCTTGACTCAATGGGATTGTGTATTGAAGTCCGCCCAAATGGTCGAAAGTATTGGAGATATCGTTACCAATGGGAAAAGAAATCTACGACTTTAGGTCTCGGTGAATACCCTAATGTTTTATTAGCTGAAGCTCGAAAAAAACGAGATGATGCTAAAACTCTTATTTTAAGTGGTGTTAATCCGTTAAGCGAAAAAAAATCTAAAGAAAATACAGAAAAAATAACAACCTTTAAATCAATTGCTCAAGAATATAGAGACGAGCACTTAAAAAATAAATCAGAACGCTACATCAATCAGTTTAATACATCAATGCAAAAAGATGTATATAAGGTAATTGGTGATAAGGATATTAGAACTGTTACATCTGCCGACATTCTTCTAATTCTAAAGAACACTACTAAACGAGTAAAAAGACAAAAAAATTACGGCACAGGTGAGTCTACAGCACTTCAAAATAAACAATTTATTGGAGCTGTGATCCGCTATGCAATTATGACTTTACGTACAGAGTATGATCCTACTCAAGCCGTTACTGGGGTAATCAAGCGCCCACCTATTGAACATGCAAGACCTCTTACTAAAGAGGAGAAAAAGCAAGTAAGAACAAATCTTGAAAACTACAATGGAACAGAGACAGTTAGAAATGCAGGAATGATACTTTTATATGCAATGTTACGCACAATCGAAATTAGACGGTTGCTCTGGGAATGGGTAGACTTCCAAGAAAAAACAATTACCTTTCCTAAGAATGCCATGAAAAAGAATCGTATTCATATTTTACCTATGTCTTCTCAAGTTTATGAGGTTCTTCAACGGCAACATAAAATTTCAAATAACCGAGAATTTGTTTTTCCTGCAGTTTACAAATCTGTAGGCATGTTGAGTGCCTCTACTCTAAATAGGATGCTTGAATATGTAGGGTTGAATAATGTTTCAGCACATGACTTCCGCGCCACAGCCTCCACTTCGCTCTACGAGAAAGGATATGAAGAGGCATGGGTTGAGAGACAGTTAGCTCATGCGGAATCTAATAAAACTAAAGCCTCGTACGATCATTCGAAGCATCTTCAGCAACGCCGTAAGATGATGCAAGATTGGGCAGATATTGTTGATGGGTGGAGAGATTTATGATTCCACATACCCAACCTATCTACTGTGTTTTATTCACGTGAATTTTAATGTATTCTGTAGCTGATCACTTGAAGAAGGGTGATCGATAATAAGATGGTGGATGTTTAGTGCTCCCTGCTTCGTGCAGGGATTTTTTTTGCTTCATATAAAGCTACTTTCATACATGATGCGCAATTTTTATTATTGTTTTGGCGAAAATGTCATTACGGTTTTGCTTTTTTAATAGTTTTTATTCCAAAATTATTCCTAAGGAAAAGCCTTGTTTAAAAGCTTTATTCTTCACATCATTCAAAGCACTACACACGTTGAATTTGGCTACTGTATCAATAATCCATAGCGTAATTTCTTTGCCCTGCCCTGACTCATGTTTTAAGAGTTCAGGGCAAGGTACAATCAGATTAGCTAGAATCGTCGGTGATAAGTGAGTTGATGTTGCGCAAGCCGTCATCATCAATACAGACAGCACTATGTATACTACAAAACAAATTAAATAGTTTGCATGATTAATCAAAAGCTGCTAAGCTGCTTTTGTATTTTTTGGTAAACTTTAGGTCAGATTGTGAAAAACATTGAGTCTTTCAAACTAGGTGAGTTGTTCTGTGGTCCAGGAGGAATCGCGCTTGGTGCTAAATCAGCTCTTCACAATAAATTTAAAGTGAAGCATGTATGGGCAACAGACTATGATGCTGATACCTGTAATACTTATGCAGAAAATATATGTGATGGAAACAAGTCATCTGTTATATGTGAAGATATTCGAAAACTTGATATTGAAAAATTAAAGTCTATTTCCGATATTGATGCATTGGCATTTGGTTTCCCGTGTAATGATTATAGTGCTGTAGGTCAGAAAAAAGGTATCAATGGTGAGTTTGGTGCACTCTACAAGTATGGTGTTAAAGTACTTGAAGAATTTAAGCCTAAATGGTTTTTAGCTGAAAATGTTGAAGGATTATCATCATCTGATGACGAAGGTGCTTTAAAGAAAATTCTACAGGATCTGTTTGAAGCTGGGTATTCAGTTTATCCTCATCTTTATTCATTTGATAAATATGGTGTTCCTCAAGCAAGAAAAAGAATAATAATTATAGGTATACGTAAAGATATTAATGTCCGTTTTTACCCACCATCACCTGCATCATTTGCAAATATAGATACAACTTGTCGTAATGCAATTGAAAACCCACCAATCCCCTTGTCTGCTAATAATAATGAGTATACAACACATACAAAATCTGTAATTGAAAGATTGAAATATATCAAGCCTGGTGAAAATGCATTTACAGCAGATATCCCATCACATCTTCAACTGAATGTTAAAGGCGCAAAAATAAGCCAGATTTATAAACGATTAGATCCAAATAAACCAGCATACACAGTAACCGGTAGTGGTGGTGGTGGTACTCATATGTATCACTGGAGTGAGCCACGAGCTTTAACCAATAGAGAACGGGCAAGATTGCAAACTTTTCCTGATGATTTCAAATTCATGGGATCAAAAGAAAATGTTAGAAAGCAAATTGGTATGGCTGTCCCAAGCAAAGGTGTGCAAATTATAATCGAAAGTTTATTTAAGTGTTTGGCAAATGAACAATATGAAAAAATTGAGTGTAGTATAAAACCTCTTATTCATTAATTTAATTAAGAGAAGTACTATGACTCCGGAAGAAAAAAACCTTTTTAATAATTATCCACAACTTACTTTGACCCTTCTTAAGCAGACAGGTGATGAAACTGGTGAAAAATCTGGACCCAACTGGGGACAAAGAGATAATCGTGAAGGTGATGAAATGTATATTCCGTTACCTTCACGGGAACAAAATACAGGTTTTTTCCCAAGCACTGGTGAAAATTTCACTGTTACGACAATTGATAATAAAGTATTCAATTGTGTTCGACAGCAAACTGATGGAAAAGCCATCACCACAGTTGGTGATATATCTTTATTAGGTCGGTATATAAGAGAGAAAATGGATATCGGACAATTTGACCCTGTAACTAAGAGTGATTTAGAAAATTACGGCAGAACAGATGTAACCTTTTATAAAAAGTCTGATAAAAATTTTGTTATGAGTTTTGAAGTGCCTGTTGAAGATTAATCTATAAATTAATCAAAAAATAAAGCCCTCATTTGAGGGCTTTATTTTTGTAACATTTTGCCAATACACTCCAAACACTAAATACAACAAAAACATTGAGTTATTATTTTTAAAAATTTTGGCCACTCTTATTTTTTAAGTTTGGCCAAGTAATATTTTGCCAATCAATTAGAGGACCATGACTCACTTAATCGCCGTGCATCAGCTGCGTGTTCATCAGCTGCTTTTGCCACTGTTCGATATTCTGTGATGCAGTTTTCGAGTATGTCATTGTTGGTATTGGTGTACTCAATGATGGTTTCTCGGGAACCTGTGGACATACGGCTGTTTGCAATTTTGAGTTGCTTTGACAGGCTGTTAGCACTAGCAGTAGCGGAATCAGCATCAATTTGAATTTGTTTGATTTTAGCATTGTAATTTTGCTCAGCTTTTAGAAGTTGATCTGACCATTGTTTTTCTTTGACTGCTGCATCGGCTTTGGCTTTAGCAATCTCTGCTTGTTGAATAATTTCAGCTTGTTTGAATTTTTCAATCTGCCCTGTTTTGTTATTCAGCAAAGCTATACAAATAAGCAATAAAAAAGCGAGAAGTCCGATTAAGATTTCTCGCCATGCTTTTACAGCTAAATATAGATAGGTCATTTTAAGAATAACTCCATTTCAGCCTTGCGACGTTTTACAAGTCCATTGAGAACTTTACCCCCTGCTTTGTTCCAACGCGGAAATTCAGCAGCCGTACCTTTGTAGTCTTTGGTATTTAGTTTTTTGAGCAACGTTGAGCTTGCTAGGTTCGTTTCACCCAAGTTGTAAGTAAATGAAACCAGAGCATCGAATTGATTTTGTGTGAGTGAGACTTTGACCAGCTTATTGATAGCATTTTCAAAAGTGACTAAATCATTACGAAGATATTGTTCAGCTTGAGCCTCAGTACAAGCATCGCCTTTTTTAACTCGAATGCCATTCGGATATTTGATTGTGCCAAATCCAATGGTCCATACACCCACACCGTCGTCATAAGCTTTGAGTCGCAAGCCTTCAAAGCTTTTGATTAAGTTGATTCCTAAATTACTTGTTTTCACGGCAACTTGCCTCCCGATATCACTGCTTTCCAAATCAACACAAATGTATCGATCGCTTTACCACCTAAATGTCCTGCCATGCCTGCAAGTACTCCAATCAATACCAACGGCATATCCCAATAAATACACAATAGAACTGTGATAATTCCTGCGAATGCAGAGACAATTAACTCACCGAAAAGTCGCATAAATATCTCCTTCAACGGCTTGGGTTCTTTTGATTGATTTAGCCTGCGAATGAAGGCGACTAATCCTCCTAGCATTGCTAAAGCAATCATCCACCCGTAAGTAATGAGACCAGTAACAATCTCTTTTAATGTTTCTTTATCCACAAAACCTCCAAATTTTGGCAATAAAAAAGCACCCCGAAAGATGCTTTATGGTTGAAAACTTTAACTATCAGCAGTTGCCTGTGTGATTCGTGATGAATAGTTCCACGAAGTCGGCTTCCAAACGTCCCTTGCTGCAACACGCACATAATATGTGGTCGTTGATTGCAAGCCTGTAATCGTGCAAGCATTTTCGGTACCTGTCCAACGTGCTGCAGTTGTATCAGGATCAAAAATTGCATTGGTACTAATCCACACTTGGTAATCTTTTAGATCCGGCACTTCACTTGGAATCCAAGTCACTGTGATCGAATCTGCAGTGGCAGAGGTGTAGACGTTCAACAATTGTGGTGGCACTGGATTACTGATATTCAACTCAGCAAATGTGCTGATAATCGAACCATTTTTACTTGTGACACGTACTGTATAAGCACGTTGAATACCGTCGATTTTCGCTTCATCCATACTGTATGAATAATCTGTATTCGTCGTTTCAACTGTTCGAAGTAATACACCATTAGACCAAATTTGAACAACATAACCCGTTGCACCAGCTGCACTTTGCCATTGGACTTTAAAGCTCATTCCTTCAAATGCAGACTGAAGTGATAAGCCTTTGACACCAGCTGGACGTCCACCATTGATGGTGTAACTGTAGGCAGTCACTTCATCCAAGGTTTCTTCTTTTTGCTCAAGGCCATTAAAGCTGGTGAACTTCAAATAAACCTCTTTGCCAATCATGTTCGGATTAAAATCGTACTCAAAAATGGCACGGTCAATACGAACAAATGATTCACCTGCATTGTGTGAGCTTGCATCATCAAAACGCCCACGAAGCATGCCACTTAATGTATAGCGCCCTGATCCATCCAAGGTTGCATCAACATAGTTAATATATTCATCGCCCACCTTACACAAGGTTGCATCAACTTCAGCATCTTCAAGCGTACCACCAAAGATTTGAGATGATGTATTCAACTGGACTTGCATAGATGTGTCATCTGCATCAATTGCCGAAACTAAGGTACCGTAACGCGCTGAACCATAGATTGTCCCGATCATTTCATAAGTCGTGTTATCTATACTCGCCCAGACGTTACACCCCCCCCAATTGATACCACCGCTTGCCGCAACCCAAATCTGATTTTTACCATCAGTCAGTTCTAATGGAGGCTCAAAAATTACCGGCGCATTAACATTACCTGGTTCCTCATTACCTCCCTGATAGCCATTTGACGCCTGCAAGTCGTATTCAACTGCTGATCTTGAGCCTAAGGCCAGTTCTTCTGCGGTCACTGTAAGTAATCCGTCCTGATCCTCCTCGATGCGGGTGATACGCACGGGAAAGCGATCTAAACCTAAGGACTCATCTGTCAGCGTCACTATGTCCATCGGCTCGAGTCGGCAGTACTTCCAGCCGAGATCAAATTCATACTCATTGCGCACGTAAAGTTTGCGCTGCAGCAATAATTGCACGGCGTGTCTTGCAATTTTTGGTTCACAGAAGAAGTCGTACTTCACTGGATCTTGTGTACGTAGTCCAAACATTTCAATATTGGCTTGGTCTTTCGCTTCGACCGTCTCGGTATTGTACTGATTGAAGCGATTCACGTACTCAATCTGACAGTGATTAAATGCATCTGTGTCACGGCTACGCTTCACGCGAACGGGCTGATCATCACCAATGAAGTCATCATCTGTTAAATGATAGGCTGGTGTCAGATCCGGTGTAAACGTGACTCCATTTCCTGATACTGCAGTGTCACCATAGGACCGAATTTTTAAACCATCCGGGCTGGGTACAATCGCACAATTTACCACCTCAACGATTTCATTAATGATTTCATGCGCGGCACGCTGTTCTGTCAAAGCAGGACTAATCAACAAATTAGTGGCTGCACAATATGTTCGAAATTCGGATAAATCTGCCATATTCAAACTAGGTGCTGCACCGTACCGCGGATTTGTGATGAAATCTTCAATCACATCAGCTGGATTGGCATCATGAATTGTGTCAGAAAACGTGATGTCGCTAATCACTTCAAAGTTATGATTCGATAATGATGCACTACCACCTAAGTCATAATTTGCACACGCGATATAGCCGAGAAATGGATAATGTACTGCCTGATCAGGATGCATGGATGCCAGATAACCCCACACTGGGTTTTGGTCACCGTCAAAGAGTTCAAATCCGAGCTGGTCGATTGGTTTGAGCTGCACACCGCCTTCAGTCTTTGGAACAATCTGCTCCTTGTCTCGCCAGATATTGCCAATGTCGCGTATTTTGGTTTCACAAAGACCCAACATTAATGATGCAGAATACGTATATGTAGTGTTTTTGGTCTTGGTTTTACCACCTTTACCACCAGATTTAGTAGTTGTAGTATGGGCGGTGGCTTTAAAGTCACCATACCAAAACATATTTGCTGCAACGCGATTTTTGCCGTATACCAATGGCTGTGTCAGACCATATGCTGATTGCTGAATACGCATTGAATTAATACGTTTATCCGAGGTACTAATCGTGGTACTGCCAAATATTCCACCCATTATTTTTTCAGCCTCTTCATACGAAAAAACCCGGCGATTCGCCGGGCTAAACTTCCTTTGGTCCCATCTTGAAGAATGACTCCTAGATGGATATATGAATGAATGATCGTTGGCCATTCGACGACAATTGCGCCATGGCTGACGCATTTGCCAATTTTATAAAGCACAATATCTCCCGGCTCTGGTGGCCCGTCCACTTCAAAGCAGACACCCCGGATATGCTCAAGATATCGCTCACCCATTTGATGCATGTGCCAGTCTGGCGGATACGGACGCGGATCTAAATGGTCCATGAGTCCAACTTTTTCATAAACCTCACAAATCAAGGTTCCACAATCCACCCCAACGCCTTTGACACGCCCCTGGTGATGGTAAGGTGTACCGAGCCATGTAAGCGCCTCTTGTACTGCTTCAAGGTTTTTCATAGGTTGACTAAATAACTAAATATTAAAATGTGGAAAATTCTTATGTCGTTTTACCAGCTCGCTGTAGCCTTTTCTAACTCTGTAAGTGATAACGCGCGGTTATAAATAATCATGTTTGAGAGAGCTGCATTACCATCAGCAGTCACCCACCCTGAAACAGCAGATAGTAGTTGAACCGTATTGGCCTTGAAATTCGCATCCATTGTTGTATTAACACTGTATGCTTTACCATTTACCGCATATGAAATAACACCATTATTCCAAGATATCGCAATTTGATTTTTTGGCGTTGTTAGTGCGATTTGAGGCACTAATACTTCAGAACCATCTTTGAATAAACGGAGTGTTAATATATTTCGCTCAACACGTCGATTCATTGCTAGATAGTTATTTTTATCAAATCCAATTTGTACATATGGAATATAGTCAGATTTACCATTGTTGATATTGGGTTTGTTCTCCAAGATATTTAATATAATACAGCCTTGTGTTGACGTAAAAATGTCCGTCGCTGGAATAGACATGCTTTCAGATGCCTTTGTTGCAGCAGATACACTAGGGACCGCACTTGCACTTGTTTTTGCTACTAGCTGCTCTACTTGAATTGCTTTTGGACTGCCAGACACAGTGATAGTTGGTGTTAAAGTACCACCAGACTTCAGAGTAAAGAATTGCGGGTCGTTATATGTACCAGTACCCCCAATAATATCAACCTCGCTTGCAGATGCTTTAGCTGAACCCCCCAGCGCATAACAAGCAAAAGTATTTGTTGTAGACGGTAGTGCGTTTGTTTTCTTTGTAGCAAGTGTTGACTGATCAAAAAAATTATAACGAGCCTCTTCAATTAAAATCCCGAAAGTATCATAAGCAGGTAAATACGATCTACGCGGAAAGTTAGCACCTACTTCGCTAATGTTTAAATTCTCGTCAAACACACGCCCCCGTGATGAAGAACGCGCAACTTGAAAAACTTCATCCATTGGCGCATATTCCTTATTACCGTTGGATTGAATAAAGTACACATCATTTGCAATATCGGCACTCAAAAAATAGTCAAGTGGGCCTTTATAACCTGATGCATCACTAATTACATTCGTTGCTTTCTTATTGCTTGTAAAAGATAAAGCCATTTTTAGACTCCTTCAATTTGAATAAGTTGTGTTTTTGCATGAAATAGCTGCCAAAGATTATCCCCTGTAGCCACATTGCTTGATGTCCAAAAAATATCGAAATGAACCGAGTCCTCAGTCACATTCGGAACAATTGAAGCTTTGTAAGTATTTAGATGCTCACCTTCGAGCATTCCAACCTCTGAAAATTGCCAAGAAAATCCATCATCACTAATTCCGAGGAACAATTGCCCTGTGATTCTTTGATCATTGATAATCGTTATAAATTGATTGCCACAATAGCGTGTTTCTTGATGCCATGAAGTAAATGGGGCATCAATAAACACTGGCTCAGACCATGGTCCATACAAGCTATCTGATAAACGATAATTAAATTTATTGCCATCAAACGACTCATGAATTACATCATTAGATATTGAATACATAACCCACTTATTAAGAAGAGGATTAAACAAGATATTAGGTGAGAGTAATAACTCAGATGATATCGGGGTGATTGCTTCACGTTCGGTCCAGTTGATACCATCACTTGTTCTACTCATCCACAACGAAAAACCAGAAGCTGTTGCTCCATTTCGCCAACACACACAAAATTCACCTGTTGTGTGATCATAGACACCAAAATTATCAGAGTTGTAATTGTAGGAGCCTGGATAACGCTCATAAAGCGGTTGAGGCATATCTGACAACAACTCAAAATTCACCAGATCATTTGAACCGTAAACGCATGGGTTTTCGTAATAATCTTTCGTGTCTCGATAGGGCGTTAACAACAGAAGGTGTTTAAACCCACGGAACGTTTTGTAAAAATTACACAAAAATGGATGCACAACATGATCATCTTGATAGTAAGGTGTATCAATTTTGATCCTTTCGGCTTGTGAAATTTTTAAGCTTAGGAATTCAGCTTTATTGCTGATTTTAAACTTTTGACTACACAATCCTGTCGGTATTGGTAAATCTGAAATATGACTTAAATTGCGATAGCTTGATATCAATGAATTGAAATCATCAGTAAGCAATTCATAAGAAGATGGAATGCCAATAACCGAATTGCTCTCTTTATGAGCAAGAGCTTTTAAAGATCTACCACCACCGAAAATCACATCCCCGTCATTTGTAAAATCAAAAACAAGATTACCTTCTACATCGTGTAGCTTGAAAATAGATGAATCTTCAGAAGAATCTGCTGAAACAGAAAGTAACAGCTTAATAAACTGCGCCACACCTTTACCATCTAATGCAGCTAGGTTTAAATCACCGTTTTCTAATAGTTGAGCAACAATACTTTCGTCTTTATCTCTAAAATCAAAGAGACTTTGTGAGGAGTTTTCATCTAAAGATTTGGTTTTGAAATCAACATACTGTTTTGCTTGATCCAAAGTTGATTTAGGCAAATTACTAAGTTTGCCAAATTTTGCTGTTTCAATATCACCGTCACTTAAAATTCTAGCTACTGTATTTTGTTCCGAATCATTGAAATCAAATAAGCTTTCCAAAGCATTATTTTTTAATTTTAGATCAACATACTGTTTTGCTTGATCCAGTTCACTCAAACCCGTGTCGTGCCAAGATGGTGAGCTTTCTCCTGCATGCTGAATCCAAAGCCATACTTTTTTAGTATCCATAGCTTTAGCGGCTTTTTTCGGCAAAGTTGGCTTACTAGCAAGAAGTTCTTTTTCTGTAGAAAATGGCTCGAATCCGCCTGTTTGCATGATTTGATAAACTGCATTTGCGAGTGAAGGATATTCACTACCGCTTCGTGTTGTCACATTATCCGTTTTTGAGCCGTTTACTGCTGTATTTAATCGGTCCGCATCTTTGTCAGCATCAATAAGTTTTTGCGCTGTAATGATCTGATCTACCATTAACTTTTCTCCAAGCATAAAAAAAGCACTCTTTCGAGTGCCTTGTATTTCAATAAAATTTAGATAAATGAATGATCCATTTCGTAATATCGATCATCGTAATTAATACATGTAAGCTTGTTCGTCATTGCATCATTCGGAGACATTTCAGAAAGCATAAATGCTTGTTTTTTAGATTCTTGTGATTTAACAATTGAATAAGTCGTTTTTGCATAACGATCTGGATCTAAAACCAGAGCTTTTTTAGGTGCCCTACTCAATAGAACCTCATTAGAATATTCAGTTTTAAAACACTGAATCATGTCAACTGAGCCATCTGATAATTGTAAATAACAGTAGTAAGCCGAGCTTTCGTCAAAGATAACATCTTGTGAAAGCGTTAGAGTTAAAGCATCTATTGACTCAACTTCACCGTCTTGTGTGCTTGAAATCGTATTATCAGCAACTAAAATACGATCATTGATCATCAACAAATTGGATTCATCTAATCCGTCGAATTCAACTGCAACATTCTGAAATCTCAGTTTATTCCATTCTCGCCATGCCCTTGTTTTTGCAACTGCTTCATTGCGAATACCTGAAGTGGTAATCTTCATCGGATTGATCGCAGAGCTATCAGAAGGGATAGTATAAGTCACACGCGCATCATCATCTGGTGATGTATATTCGAGTTCGATTCCGTCATAATCTTTCTCAATTCCGAATGAATATGTACGCTTTTCAGAGCTTGGCACTTTATTTCGATGATTAAAAAGTAATACAGAATTCTCTTGCGGCTTTTCAAATTTCAATCTTAGCTTGTTGCCGAAACGTGTTGTTTGACAGAAACAAGCAGAAGCAATCATGCCAGCTTGTTCTTCAAATGACAGTGAGTCATCGTCAAACGTATATGAAAATTCAGTTGGACCAGAGCTATTGAAATAGTTTTTCACAGCCAGTATTTCAGTCTTAATCTGCTCAATATCTACTTCATCAATAGATCTGCGCCCAACATATTTATCTAAAGCTAGATTAATGAGCGCTTGCCCTGCATCTTTAGTTGCAACTAACTCGCCAGTTCCATCAACTTCTAATTTGCGTGTCACTAAAGCATTTGCTTTACGCTCTTTAACAGATAGAGCACCACTTGTTGCAACCGTTTTCATCAGCCATGTTGTGACATTTTCATAAACAGTTTTAGTTGATTTAGTGAATGCATAAACGTCTTTGACTTTAGGAATGCCGTAATATTGAGAGTCTGTAGCCATTCCAAAACAAATTCTAAATCTAAATGAGCCGATGAATTTATCAGAGAAATCAATATTTAAGGTTCGACCGAAATCATTCAATATTTTAGATTTGAAGTAGAGTTCTTTCTTATAAATTTGTCCGATTGGCTGATTTGTAACAGCATCGATTTGCTGATATTCAACTATGACATGTGTTTGAGTTGCATCTTGTCGACCAGATTTAGATTGCCAATATAGTCCAGTTTGCCAATACAGATTTGCGTAAAACCCTTCAGCTTCTGTGAACTCTACATCGAACCAGCCGACCCATTTATTTGAAATTACATTGAGCTGCACATCATTGACTTGTCCAAGTGTTGTACCTTCATTTAAATATGTCAGCTGGTCCCAGTCGTCATTGATAGCGCTAGGATTTGTAAGCGTAATAACTGAAAAATATGCAGGTGTCGTGCTTGTTGCAGCGCTGTAACCCGATACATTCGTAATCGTATAAGTCCCACTGAGATCAACACCTTTTTCATTTTTCGCAAAAGTAGCAGATGCATTTACTGTTTCTGAATCTACTGTTATGTAGTTCCAGTTGTAATTCACTACTTTTGGGCTTTGCAGTGTCAAAAGGTATGTATAAGTTGAACCACTTACGCTATATCCAACACTTGAGATGTCGTAATCACCTGAAATATCGTAGTAATCAGTATGCGTTTGAGCTTCTTCACCTTCACCTAAAGTTGTAACTACTGCGACATTCACCCCTGAAAGTTTTAATGCTTTAAATCCGCCAACATCATCAATATAAGTATCAGAAACAATTGAAATCGTTAAATTTGAATGAGCTGTGATTGCCCCGCTAATTGACTGATCTAATGTACCAAATTGTGCATTGTGGATTGCAACATTGTCGCCATTTGAAAAATACTTCGTGAAATCAATACTGCTTGAAGTTGTACGAATGATATTTGGCGCTTCAAAGTAGATTGACTGTGATTCTATTGCATCATCATTTGGCTTTTCTAAAGTCTGGCCATTAATTGAAGATGACTTTTTAGTATAAAGTGGTGCTTCAGTAAATCGAGATCCGACTTGATAGATTGGTGTGCCAGAAACAATATCAACATTTGGATCGAAGATTGAAACCGCACAACCATTAATATTTGCAATATCAGTTTCACCATCTTGGCAGTCATGAATCTTATAGTAGCCACGCCCGATAACCATGAGCGTATATTCAACCTCTAAGCCTGTGCTTGCATCATAGAAAGTATAAGGCTGAGCGATTAAATCAGCATAGGCCCTTACTTGACCGTAAATGTCTGGAATACGAGCTTTTACACGTGCTTGGTTTGATCGATTGGCAAGTTCATTGTTAGATGATTTTAGCTGTGAAGTATTAGCTTTCGGCATTGTGAGTATTGAATACACACTAAATGCAGCCATAATCCCAGTCACTATCCAAAATGCCACCATAAAAGGGTTTGATGGATAAATAACTACATAAAAAACGCCATTAAGAACTTCTAGATATTCAATATCTGTCTTATTTTTTGGTGTTATATCCCGATTTTCAGCTATTTCACCGTGATAAACATGAAGATTCTCAGGGCATTTTTGGTTGAAATACTCAACTAAAAATGGCTCTAATTTCTCAACATTTTCAAAAGTCTCATTTTTAGATTTATCATAAAGATCAGGAACAATAATGACTTTCTTCATATATAAAATCTCACTTCCCTGAAATTCATCCGAACCATTTCAAGCGGTATGTAGTGCACGCCTTGCGGCGTTAGGTGTAAAAGCTTGCCGCAATAAAAAAGCCCGACATGTGTCGAGCTTCGGTTGTTATTTGTGAAAAAAACTATGCAGGGGGAAATAGGTTCACTGAGTTGTTTAAATTTTCCTTTTCCATTTAAGAAGTTATTTAAACGCTTTGATAGATCTTTACCGGTAATTTGCTTCCATGCCTCACAAGCAAACTCATTACATGTATATTGCTTGGACCACGTTCGATCAAGGAGATTATCTATAGACATCAAATCCCCCTCAAAAGCGGATAATTCGTAAAATCATATACAAGCCCTGTACCTACACTATTTAGATCAGGTGCTTGAGCATCAAAAGTCACAAGTCCACTTCCATCTTTAGAAACCTTTGCTATCTCTAAGGTTTGCAATGTCAGCATCGGTGCAGAAAGATCATCGTCACGATAAATCTTGTATAAAAAGCTCGGTCTTAGTAGCGGATCGTCTGAATCTAAGATATTCATAAATTCTTCGATCAGCTCATCATCAACATCAGCAAATGTGACTGAAATAGCCTGATCTAAATCATTCGTCACATTATTACGTTTGATTGTCATTGGAGCGTATTCAAAGCTCAAACCATTTGCCGTAAAGCCTTCTGTATCACTAAGTGTGTATCGATAAACTTTGCTAAAAATCGGATGAGAAATCTCAACACATTCAAGCTGAGTAACACCGCCCTGACAATCAAGGAAAAACGAAGTGTAATCACTCAATTTAACCCCCTTAAGGCATTTGGAAGATCGACATTGACAAGCTTTTCAAGGGGATTAAACAGATCTGAAAGATCAATACCCTGCGAGCCAGATTCAACAATAATCTTATTTAATTCACTATCTACAATTGGCTTAACTCGAAGCTGTGCCGTGCAGGTAAATACAAGACCTTCGACACTATTTAATTGAAATGAATCTTCAACAAAATAGCTTTCATAGTTCTTATATTCAGGGCCATTTACTTTGAGTGGAGCGTAGAAAAACTCGTTAGGATTCTCGCACCAGACGTTATACAAAGCATCCAGGTATTGAAATCCTGACTCTTGCACGACCCATTGCACATTTACAGTGTGATAAGCGTTCTTGATATTTCGTCTATAACGTGGTGCTCCACCATCTAATTCTTGTGAGATAACTCCACTTTTATATCCAACGGAGTAACCACTTTGAGTCACACATTTTAAGAGTACATTTGGCATGGTTGCTCCATTAAAAAACCCACCGAAGTGGGTTATAGAATTGCTGATATTTAAATTGGTAGCTTTTGCTGATAAGTCGCAGTAAACCAATCAAAACTATCTACACATTCTCTCAATTCAAGTTTCTGATCGGGTTTAACAAACTGCCATGCAAGGCTTGAGCCACTTATAAAATGATCAGTCGCCCTACTGTAAATAGTTGGGTTTAGCTTCTTAATAACATCACTAAATTCTTGCCACCAAGATCGTGCCCAAATCATATGAATTACCAAGGCATGCAAATTACATAAATCACCCTCACTAAACTGTTTCCTTTCAGCACTACTATACAAAGCAATCAAATGGTGAACATATTCCACGGCGACTGGAATAGCGTCGTATGGGATGTCGGCAACATCATTCACATTAAAGCGTTGATGGATTAACTTCCATGCTTGACTAGAATTTAGATGCTTGGTCTTAGTCACTAACAAGGCATGCGCTTCATGTAACGCCGTGCGTTCTGATTTGTGGGTTTTAGGTCTAGGGTTTATAGCTTGACCTTTCGTCCAGTAATCCCATAAAACATCATCACATTCTTCTTGATACTTAATTACAGTATCTCGAAGTTCGGGTTTTACTTTGTTTGGGCTGATTGTCATTAGCCAACCAAATAGTTTTCTTACTGGTAAACAAGTCATCAAGCGTTCTTTACCATCATTTGCAACTATTGTGATTTCCACAATAGTTGAAGCAAATCGTTGTTTTAACTTAACAAATTGTGATGCCCAATCCATACCTATACCATCAACAATTGGTTTCATTGGTGTATAAGGTTGCCCATTATGCTCAACTAAAAATAATTCAGCATTGTGGAAAGGTATGGTTATTTGTTGTAAACTGTTCATGTGGGTGTTCATCCTTAGTGATGGCAACTAAACCTTGCATTGATTGGTAGTCGGGCAAGGTTTTTTTTGTGCCTGTTGATTTCATGCTTTCGCACTCTTGTGTTTTTCAATTAATAATTTAACTGCCTCGTTCAGAAGAAACACCATTGAGCGTTTCTCTGAATCCGCAATCCCTTTAAGTTCTTTATGTAAGTCACTTTCTAAACGACCTTTCACATACACAATTTGATTTTTCATCTTGCCTCCAACTTTGCCACACTCTGTGGCGTTTAATTAGCATAGCCACATTTTGTGGTATTGTAAATAGATCAAGACAACATTTTGCCACTTTTTGTGGCATGAGGAATTTATGAGCAATCAAAGCGACCACACAATCGTAAGACTTCGTGTTCCACCTGAGCTAAAAAAACAAATTGAAGAATCAGCAGAAAAGAATAATCGCTCTCAAAGTGCTGAGATGGTTGCAAGGCTTGAAAAGAGTTTTGAAAAAGAAGATACAGAGAAATTTGATAAAGGATTTGTTTTGCAAGTAATTAAAAACCAACAAGATCAAATCGATCAACTTCAAAAAATGATTAAAGATTTAATGAACCATCCCGTATAGCCATCAATTCACATGCAATAAAAAAAGCACCCTAGGGTGCTTGAATTCATAAACCGCTTGTATCTTTTCTATCTTTTTCTTTAAAACAGCTTTGTGAGTTTGATAATTCATACGACAGTGTAACTTGTCCAGAATTTGGACCATTAGCACGCGCCTTAAGCATTATGTTCTTAACCCCATTTTCTTCATTTGGCTCCCATGCTGCTACCAGCGTTCGCTCTTCTTTATATAGCCCCATTGTCCAGTCGTTAGGTTCTTTCCAAATACTTCCAGACCTTAAAAAATTATAATCGCCAACAGGGGTACCGTATTTTTCTGTAAGAGACTCTTTAAGAGATGCAAACTCATCCTTAATACCATCCCCATAAACATTTGTTGTAATCGGCTTCCCCCAACCAAGTACTTTGCACAATCCATTTTGCGGTGTGATAAGCATAAGATAATCTTTAAAGGCTTTGTATGGCTTTGGAACATTTTTAAAAGAGTAATAATTCTTATCTAAAACCTCTGCAACACCACTAACTTTTTTAACGTCAGCTAAGGACATCCCTGTTTTTAATCCGAAAGGTGCTTCTGCATTAGCAAATCCTGAAAACAAAAGAATCCCTATTAATAATTTTTTCATTTTTAAACCTTACCAGTTGGAATTAACTTTTTGCTGAGTTTTAATCTTTTCCGCCATCTCATCAGCAGATTTATTTAAAGCATCCAAAGTAATTTTAGCAGATGATGTTCTTTCCGTTATTGGATAATTGCTTTCTTGAATTCTTACATTTCCGCTCATATGGGAAGGTTGATAATGAGTTAGATTATCGTAACTTACACGCATTCTTCCATCCTTAGTGTCAACTCTAACGGTAAAGTCTACCCGATCCCCATTTGTCATTGTCATGCAATCAGCAAAACCCGAACAACGATATGGCATGTTTCCTTTCCCAATAATAGATCCAGTTGCTTTATCTTCATACTGAATAACCGCATTTGCTGAACGAAAAGCTGTAGCAAACCATTGACGAGCACCGTCATAAATCTGAGCCTGATTTAAACCATCAATTTGGTACACTTTCTCAAATTTCACTGGTTCTACTGGTTGTTGTGGTGTAGTTGCACACCCACCCAAAACTGCACCAATACCCAAAACACCAATCAATAATAATTTTTTCATTCTAAAGCACTCCTTGAAGTGCTTATAAAATATCAAGTTAATTAACGAAAAGCCACTCGAAAGTGACTTATCTTCTTCTGCTAGCAGTAGTATTTTGCTGTACCGACTTTGAGATTTTACTATTTGGTCGAGCCATTGAATTAGCAACAAATTGTTCAACCTCATCAATAGTGACATAAATTTTTCCATCTGCACCACTTGTAGCAGTCACTTTAGAAGAACCATTGTTATTAATCACAATTTTAGGCTCAATAGATACCTGCGAGGAATTAGACTTGGAGTTCTGGATTGATTCAAACTGTTTTCTTTCAAAGTTTGGATTTGAATTACCAACTATCCCACCATCAGAATATCCTTTTTTACCACTTAATCGCATTGCTTCAACATTCGCCACACCACCCCAACGAGCAATGTCTTCTTGTGAAAAAACTACCTCACCCTTGTGTACGATACCAGCAGGGACATACTTTCCACCAAACCCTGTATATCCTCCAGTTGCAAAACCCGTAAGAGCTTGCGCCTCTATCATGGCTGCATTTGTTAATCCAAGTGCCAACATTGAACTCGCCATAGGGACATTATATGGTGCTGGAATATTTGCCAATGCATTACCATATGCAGAAAATGCCTGAATCACAGCTTGACCAACGGCAACTTGCTGCTGAATAAAGAACATAGTTTTATAAATACCAGATTGCTCGCCTGCGCTATCTTTCATGATACTAGTCATATTTGACCAGATCCCACTAAAGTTTCCTAAACCTTGATTGGCTATGCTTAATTGCGCACTTATAGCATCACTTTCAGCAGTTTGACGCTTTTTAATAGCCTCCATAGTTATTGCTGTTCTTTGGTCTTCAAATGCTTGCTGAGCTTCCAATATTTGACGGTGTTTCTCATCATCATCTAAACCGCTGTTGATAATGCTACCGATAGCATCACCTTCCTCTACGCGGCTTTGTGATTTAGCACTTTTTTCATAAAAACTAGCATAATCAAGAAAGTCTGACTTGCTCCATAGTCCAGTTTTACCTTGAGCCATATTCATTCGTTGACGAGCATCCCAATACACATCGCCAGTTTTTTTGGAAATAGACATTTGTTCAGCAATCGTAGCCATTTTTGCCTTAGTTATTTGATAAGCATACTTATCATCAATGGCTTTTTTTAAAATTTTTAACTCAGCTTCAGCATATCTTCCAGAAATATTAAGCTGATCCTGTAAAACTCTTTTTTGGTACTCTAGTTTCTCTACCTCATTCCACTTATATCCATTGAGTTCTTCATTGAATTGGAGTTTTGCTAGATCATCTTGAGCATCATATCGTTCCTTAATTTTTGGGATTAAATCAAGTTGACCTAATTTTTCAGCGTCTGAGATTTCCTTAATTCTAGCTTTGTTTCTGGTAATAGCATCAGAATCATATTTAGCCCTAAGTTGATCAATCTCTTGTTGGGTTTTTAAAGCCTCCTGAACAAACTTATCCAGATCTTTTTGCGTCTGAGAGCCATCAACAAATGAAATAGAACCGTTAAATGCCGCTTTCCATGCTTCTTGAGCCGATTTGCCAGATGCAATCGCTTGGGCATAAAGTTCACGACTAGCTTTTAATGCATTTTGCGCATCTTTAACACTAATGCTTGATTTATTGCTAGCCTTATCTCCATCGTAATAAGATTTGCCAGTCAATGGGCTTGCCACAGAAGCAAACTCTTTTGCTAAATCAAGATTTGCAGCAGTTAAATTATCACTCTTACCTGTGATGTAATCTTCAATACTTCCACGCCCTTTTTTTGCGGTAAGTAAATATTGCTGAACTATGCGCTCTTGAACCTCTGCAGTAAATTTTTCTGCAGAAGAAACTATTCCAGCATCAATAGCGCCTTGGAGTGTTTTAGGGATTGTTTGGTATTTTCCAGCAGCAAAGATAGATCCATTTTTTTGTAAAGTTCTGATTTGACCAACAGTCATATCAACCAGATTAAGCTTTGATCCTATACTATCGCCCGCTTTACCTCTATTGAAAGAATTGTAACCACCTTCACCTCGAGCAATCACTGAATCGACAGTCATCGACTTAATTGTTTTTTCTCTGATTTTTTGCTGTTTTTCTAACTCTTTGGTTTTCTCCTGTTCGGCTTTTCTATCTTTTTCATCAAGATTTTGAATCTGCTGTTTTAGATTCATCTCTTTTATCAAAATAGTAAAAGCCCCCATATCTACGGGTTGATCTTTTCCGAGCAAACCTTGAGATGCTTTGAGCTTTACATATGCTTCGGCATATTCTTTTGATATACCTTGTGCTCTGAGCTTGAGTACTTCAGAGTCTGTCGAGATATTACTTAATGAATCATTGATGAACTTTTGAATATCAGCGCTTAAATCTTTAACTTTTGAAGAAGTAGTGATTGCTTCTTTTGCAATATCATTTATGCCATGCGATGCATTTGTTGCTTTATTACCAGCCAACTCAGCATCCACACCAAAAACTTTTAAAGCCTCCTGAACTTTTTGAACGATAGGTAGTTTTTCACGATAAAGCTCATTGTCTTTTTCAAGCTGTTTAAGCTGCTCTGGATCTATAAAGTTAAGTTTATTTAAGCGCTTAATTGCCTCTTCTTGGCTGATTATGCCTTTCCGCACATCATTAGAAATATCAGCTATTTCAACGCTAGACTTATAATCATTTTGAAGCGCAATTACGTGAGAATTGAACTGGTAATTTAGTTTTTTCAGCGCTTCATTTTGACCCTTGAAAGAATCCTCAAGATCGCTTATTGCTCCTTTCTTTTGAACACCTTGCAGTGCAAGTAACTCTTCTTTGGTTTTATTTGCAACATCGGTTTGTTCGGCAAGTTTTTCAGTAGCCTTTGCTGTGTTATCTCGCATCAGTAAATAGCTTGCTGCCAAGGTTGCCACAGTAAATCCAATACCTACTGGGCCACCTAGAACTCCGAGCAACTTTGAACCAATTCCCAGGCTAGCAGTAGCTGCCGCACTTGATCTTGCTTTAGCTGCTGTTAGTGCTGTTTCTGCTGCTGTAAGTTCTGCCGTTACTTGAGCTTCAACTTTTCTAAGTTCTGCCATACGCTGCCCTGTGGCAACCTGACCTACCATACTTATTTGATTTTTAGTTCTTTGTAATTCAAGTGCTTTTTCTGCCGCAACAAGTGCCATAGTAGACTGAACACTGTTTAACTTAGCTGTAGCACTTGCAACCTCTTGTGCTGCTGCAGCACGTTCAGCTTGAATTAAACCGAACCGCATCGCAGTTTGATCTGCTAAGGATTTTGTTTGTGCAATCCCTGCTGCTATTCCTCTATATAAAGTTGGGATATAAGTTCCAGCCCAATAAGCACCACCTATCATTACGGCATTCGTAGCTAAATCAATATTCTGTGACAACACTTGAATTGAATCAGCCAATGTTTTAGCTGCACCTGAGCTTTGCCCTGCTTCACCTACAAATTTACTCAATTCGTTATTTAGCAAAGTGATTGATTGACCGATTGTGATGTCGGTTTTTGAAAATAAATCATCAACCGAAGATTTTGCTTTGGTAAGAGCCTTAACCAACTCTTCGGATGTAATTTTCCCTTGTGCCGCTACGGTACGAAGTTGACCAACAGTAATCCCCATGCCTTCAGCAATTGCTTTTGCAAGACCAGGGGTTTGTTCCATCACACTGTTTAATTCTTCGCCACGTAATGCACCAGCACCGAGGGCTTGGTTAAATTGAATCAAAGCAGCTTCAGAACTTGCCGCGCTCCCACCTGAAATCGCCACAGCCTTAGATACTGTTTCAGTCAATTGCGCTGTTTGTGACATGGTTAAGCCAAGTGCTTTGGCATTATTTGCAAACCCTTGATAAACCTGTGCCGCACTTTCCCATGATTGACGTGTTTTTTGAGCGATAGCAAAAGTATCACTCATTGCTTTGTTAAGCTCGACCTGAGAGTTTGTGACCAGTTTTAAGCGGTTTTGTAGACCTGTATAAGCATCCATCTTGCTAACAGCAGCACCAACTGTAACCAACCCCGCCATATGACCCGCCAAGGTTCGAGTAGCGACAGACAATGAATCCATCGATTTTGATGCGAAATCACCGTTTTTTTCGATGCTATTGAGTTCTTTATTTACTGCTTGCGCATTGATTAATGCTTGTCTTGAATCGATGGTGATTCGTAATACTGATTCAGCCATTTGCTTTCCTACGGGCGTAAAAAAACCCGCAGGAAGCGGGTTGGAATTAAGCGTTTTTGCTTGCTTCTTCTAAAAACAAATTATCTAACGCAAAAATACAGTCATTAAATATCCACCTTGGCACTGGCGATTCATACTGTTCGCAATACTCGTGCACTTCGCCTAAGCATAAAGACATAGGCACGCATTGTTCATATCGTCTTGATCGAGCAATGATGTAGTAAGCTGAAAGAATTGCTTCTGCTGTGTATGAATATTCAGGCGCTTGGTAATGCTCAGGGATTTTATGACCTAACTTTTTGTAGATTTCCGTGGCTTTTTCGGTGTCCCACTTTTTGCTTCGGTATTTGTAGAGTCGGATGACTTTCCCAGAATTTCTGCCTTTTTAGAATCGGCTTCTGTCTGAATTTTTTGAGCCTGATCTATCACCCACACAACTATTTCAATTGAATGTTTTGTACTTGTACAAAGCAGTTCGGCATTTTGCTTCGAGTATTCAAATAGTCCACCATCTTTATCTTCAATGCCTTGCCAATTAAGGATTAAATGAGAGACTGCTTTATGGTACGAGAGTGCAAATTCACTTGCTGATTCGTCTGTTACTGCTCGCCACCCTCCGATCTCTTGATTTACCTGAGTTCCTCGCAACTCCATTGCATGCTTAAATGATGGCTTTTCAATGCCAGCAATTAGAAACTTTGCCCCATCTTTATATTCAACGAGCTTGCTTGGAATCTTTGCTGATTCTTGTTCTTCAATTTCAATTTTCATTATGGACCTGCTACAACTGGAACGCGGGTAATCGTTGGCGCAACATCAGCAACAGCGAACGAAAATTGCGTAGTTAGAATATCACCTGCACTACCACTTGGTAGAGGAGCTGATAAAAGCACTTTAGGTAAATCTAAAATATATTTATTACCTAATGAGTCTTTCAATGTATATGAAATTTCAACTGGCTCATTTAAGAATTGTTTTTCATACATTTCAGCAGTGTTTTTAGACCAAGCAATCGTTGCATTTCCCGTACCTTTCATAATGGTTTCAAGGATTGCACCGATAGAATCTTCAAAATTTAAACACTTTTGAACCTGCATTGAATTATCGATAGTCAGATCAAGTTGTGTTACGCACATACCAGCTTTCTTTACACCATCAATTAGAATGTCACCAGCGCTCTGAGCAGTGAATAATGGCGAATCAATTGCAGGCGTAGCACCTGAAGCTTTAGACACTTCATAAGCTGTACGCTTCATTCCCATAATTGAGAATTTAGAAGTCACAATCCCACTGTCAGGAATTGATAAAGTCCACTGATTGAGGTGACAGCCTGTGAACACTTGATAGTTATCAATATCTGTAAATCCACGCTCAACACTAATTGTTTTGCGAGTAGTGCCGCCAAATGTTAATTTATTGGCTGTCCATGCATTAAATGCAACTGCTTCAAGCAAATCATCTTGGATACCATATGCAAATTCAGTTTCGATATCACCTGCTACATCAATACCAGTTACCAACGTTCCTGCAGCAATGCGAGAATCTTTAATAGTTTGTGATTCAGTTGTATTGGCTTTTGCATCTAAACCGTTTGATTTGTTTGCAAGTGTTTTCCAAGTTGTTGCAATTGTGCCAACGGCTGTTTCAATGCCGTAGCGTGTAATCTGTTTAGCACCTGAACTCATAGAGTTCTCCTTAATTTAGACATAAAAAAACCTCCGTTAAGGAGGTGGGTTGTTTAATTAGATCATCAAATTTCTTGAGTATTCGCCATATATCGAATATCCATCTCAATTTATCCGATATTCAAAAACTACATTCATTTGGTAGAGATCTTCTATTTCACCAACATCAATTACAGACCCAGTCAAAATTGTTAAGTGGTTGTCATGTTTAAATTGAAGATGTTGAATCCATGCGTCAGCTAGATTTGTTAATTCAAGTGTATCATTACCACGGCGATCAAAGCATTGAATGATGAGATTACCCATCGTTCTTACACATGGTTCATCTGCCATGCCTGAAATGAAAGATGGAGCATTACGAATAAATACTCGACACCAAAGCCCCTGATCAGGTGGCTCGAACGGCTGACTGGAATGCTCTTTTTGATTTTGCGTACAAATTACAGATTGATCAAGATAATCAAAACTATCGATTAAGCGCATAAAAGCTGCTCGCGCTTCAGTATGAGTCATCATTTATATTTCTCTTTAATCAATGTGAAAGTTACGCCGTATATTCCGAGCGGTGCTTGTTTACTAAAGCCACCTACTGATTTAATCACATGACCTTTGCCTTTTACCCAGCTACCATTCTTCACTGGATTTGAATATCCGCCGTATTCGAGCGCGGGACCATATGGCGCATTGTTTTGAATATATACTCTTGAGAATGGTACAAGCTGAGAAAGAATGCTTAAGCCTTTTGCTAGGGTGCTTGATCCAGTTTTATCACTGCTATTCGCATCAAATCCCATATCTCTTGAATTGATGCTCAGCCGATGATTACCCTTGAACGCCCCTGTATCCACAGGTGATGCCTCAATAACACCACGCAAGGCATCTGTAGCGATTTTCTTTTGATGGTCGCATAAGTCTTTTTCTATTTGTGCGATAAAATTAACAGGGTTATTTGTCCAGCTCATGACTTATCTCGCTCTGCTCATACATTTCAAATAAATCTTGAGCCAAAGCTTGAATGGAATAAGCCTCAAACTCCACACTTGGATCATTCTCACCCATTAACAACTTAATCTCTTGCCAAATATGTACGGCTTCGTGAAGTAAAAGCCCGTGTATTTGCATTAAATCCCATTGATTGGATTCAGCAATTTGAACTATTGCGTACCCTTGTGTGAAATTAACTCTCGCATCCGCTCCACCATCTAGAAATTTAAATGGTGCTTTCACTGTATCAAACAAAATATCTAATTGGATTTGATTTCTAACAAGCGTGTAGTTAAGGTGCTGAAATGGTGTTTCATACCACTCAGGAACATAATTGTTATTGATCATTAAACAGACCTTAGTTGAACTTTCCAAATCGTTTTAGCAGGATCTTGACCAACAAACATCACTTTGAATTTTCCAGATGGTGTAATCCACTCATCATTCACCAGTGGTTTCGCCGTTACTTCGTTTTGAAGCAATGTCGCTTTTTTATCTGTAGCCAATACGCCTAAGGATTGAACTTCATACTGGTTATAACTACCAAAAAGCACACCATGACCTGAATAATTTACCACTTCCTCAAATTCATATTTACCAGTTACCCGGTCATATTTACCACTGTAAGTGATGCGCTGGCATGTGAAGGTGTGCACGGCGTCAGCTAATTTATTATCAAATGCTTTGGATAGCTTGGATTGAATTTTATCTCTTAATCCCATATCACACCCGCGTCAAATAAATACCGTACGGCGTTTTAGGTTGATCAACATCAATGGCTGCAATAATATCCAAAGCAATCTGTTCATAGCTCGATAAACTACTACTACCATCTTGATATTCCTCTTCAGATTCAACGCCGTCTGCTTTAACCTTCTCACGCTTTAAAGCCTGTGCTTGCCCGTTATAAATTACTTTACCAATAATGCCTTTGATAATTTCACATGCTGCCACATTTAACTCATGCGGTACTGGATCAGGTGCTGGTCCAGCATTCTTTTTCATCCATGTATTAGCAAGCAAAATAAGACGAGCTTTATCACTATCTTCAGAGAAATTAGCACCCAGAATCGTTTCAGCTTGTTCAATTGTGATAAAGCTCATAATCTTATTCCTTTGGAATTAGTGCTAACAATTCATCTTTTGATGCAGATGACTTAAAGCCGATTTCTTTTGATGCTAAGAAATCTTTAATTTGAGGTACTGTCCAGCTTTCATAGTTGGTGTCAGTTGTTTCAACTCGGGAGGCAGGAGATTCATTACCTAATGCCAATTGAGCTTTTAATTCAGCACACTGATTTTCCAGGATAAGCAAAGCATCTTTCAACCTTGAGTTTTCCGAAAGCAATTCAGAGTGGTCTTTATTCGCTTGCTCATAAACTGAAATCTGGTTTTTTAACTCAGTATTTTCAGCAACCACTTTTGCGCATTCAGCTTTTGCATCATCAATGAATTGTTGAAGTTCTGGCGTAACGCCGACTTGAACATTCATGGTTAATGATTCAACTTTCATATGTGGATTTTTACGAACCTCAACACTAATACCTAGTTTTTCATAAGCATCCTTAATATCAGGATAATCACCATAAATAACTACGGATGTGGCAGTACTATCTGGATGATCAAAGTATTTAGGATTTTGAAATGAGCCATCTTCATTGATACCAGTGCTTTTTTTTGCATAAATAATTTTCATTTTTTACTCACAAAAAAAGAGGCCTAAGCCTCTCTAATAGTAAAGTTATCAGCTACCTTAAGGTGTACCACTTAAATCAAGCAATGTACCAGCAGTCATTTTGTTGCTAGTAGCATACTTTTTCCAATTCGCATCGGCACCAAGTAATGCCAATGTTGGATTTGCACCTTTGGATGTATCCCAAGAGTAACCCAGTAAGTCAAGGTTGAAAGTTCCTTCAGCACGCATACCAATGGCAAGGTTTTCTTCGTCATTAATATCATAAGCTCGGAAACCTGGTGCTTGTGATTCTGTGACAGTTACCGCACCTGCTTGCAAACCAAATGCATCATCATCTTCAACAAGATCTGTGACTAAAACAGGTTTACCTAAAGTACCTGGCAAACCACCATAAATCACAATTTCAGATTCACCATAAATTTGATTTGTTAATGCTTCATCAACGATATCGAAATAAGTATCAGAATTCATAACCCAAAGTGCAATTCGACCAAATTTATCACCAAATTTACGCATACCTTTTGTAAGCGCCTTGCGACCATCAGTAGCTATGCTGCCCTTAGCTACCATTTCAGGATTACTTGTAATAGCAGCTTTGAGAGCTGTTAAGCTGTATTGCAATCGACCAGCCACCAATGCATCTGCCAAATCGTAGCCGATAATTTCTGCAAATTCTTCAGGAGAACGTGCACGGCGTTTAAAAGCTTCTTCTGTTGATGTGTATGGACCATATTTAAATGGAATTTTAACGCCCACTGATTCACCAGCACCGATTTTCTTGTTTGTAACTTTCGCCGTGGAATTAACATCACGATGCTCAATACTCCCACCAACACGGTAAAAGGATTGCTGATTAAAATCACCTTGAATAATTTCATTTAAATAACGGATTGCACCATTAGATGCTTGGTTAAAAACGTTTAAATTATCTTGAAGACGTTCTAAATATGCTGTTTGTGCTAATTGATTATAAATAATCATGTCGCTGTTTACGGTTGTAGTCATAATGACTCCTTATTTTTCAAGTTTTAAAAATGCTGCTTGGCCATGTGCTTGGATGTATTCAGATTTTGCCTTAGCATCCATCTGGCTGCGCTTTAGGCCAGTGTTTAGATTGCCTTGACCTCCGAAACCACCACCATTACCCTGCCCACCTTTTAAGATCTGATCTTTAAATTGGTAGCTGCTTACAAGCTGTTCCAAGGCTTCATCAAACTCAGCAACTTCACCTGGGCGAGAGCGTGAAAAGATTTTTTGACCATCTACGCCGTATGCCACCACCTTTCCATCTTCGATCTTAAAGTTTTGACCAAAAGTGGCTTGAAGCATGTCCACTGGCACGGCGATTTTGTCTTGAATAAACTTAGAACGAGAAAAACCACCGCCGATAAGCTCTTTATGTAGTTGCGCTTGGAATGAATCACGCTCTTGAACAATTGGAGCGTATTTATCCTCTACCGCTTTAATCGCCTCAGCTTTGACTTTTTCGACTTCACCAGCATCCACCAGTTTTTTATCATCGAAATTTTTCAGAGTTTCTAAAGCTTTTTTAGCTGCAGCAGGATCATCAATACCAGCAAATGTTTGGAGTGTTGATTCGGCTTTTTCATAGCGTTCTCGATTGGTTTTTGCCTCGCCATTTAAACGAGTGATTGTTGCCACGGTTTGTGCTGCGTCATGCGCTACTTCTTTGCCATCATCATGAACATAGATCGGAAAACCCTGTTCATTCACTTCTGCATAAGTCTTACCATCGATTGTTTGTGTTTTAAGTTTCATAAGTCATCCGACCCTATATTTAATTGAGCATCCGCCCGTTGCGCCCTATTCATCCGAATTTCAGGCAATAAAAAAGCACCTAAGGTGCTGTAATTTAGTTTTGAATGTTTTAGATATTGGCAAACAGTCGATAACCTTCTAGTTCCCAAAGTTTGTTTTCTGCTGTCTTTAAAACATCTTCAGTTGAATATTTAATTCCCAATTCTTCATTAAAGTTCGCAGGATCAACCGATTTTGAAATTGCTGTTCCAAGATGGAATTTCCCATCAAGCCACGCAATAGCCATTACATGCGGTGTTGGGTATTGGCAAGTTGTGGTATGTACTTCAACTCGATTCAATAAGGTATCAATTTGCTCTTTGGTAACTCGTGGTGCTGTTTGGTTTTCCATTTTCTTCTCACATAAAAAAATACCCTTTCGGGTCATGGTTTAAATTTAGTTAAAGTCCTAAATCCACAAAAGTCTTTTCATCCAATGCCTTTAGCTCTTTCAACGTATATAGCTTACGCTCAGGATCCACAAACTTATCAATCGTATAGCCACCATTTTTATAAAGCTCATAACGCTTATTACCAAGCCATTCACGCTGATAATCTTCACTCTGCTCTTCAAACCATTTTTTATAATTTGTATCGGCACTCACCTGACCAGCATCACCGGCAGAGCGAACAAAAGGACGTTTCCCTGCAAACTTTTCATCTTCATTTTCAACATAAGGAACATAAACAGTTCGATTACGTGGATGAACTGGGAAGCGTGGACGGTTCGGATCATCAATATCGTAAACATTGCCATCTTCAGATGCACAAAACTTACACGTGCGACTATCTAGAGTTGCTGACACCTTAAGCTTCTTTACACCTAATGCTTTATAAGTCTCCTCATAAGCAGTATTGCTAACATGACTACGCGCAGTCCTCACCATCATATCAATAGACTGTCGAGACTGATTTAATATCCCATCTTCATAATTTAGCTTTGAAGTTCCTTTGATATGCTGAATGATTTGCTGATTTGTCTGCCCGATAGAAATACCATCACGAATTGCGTATTCGACACGGCGACGAGTACTTTCAGCCATATCACTAAACATGTGATCAATGAGCATACCGCCAGCAAATGGCTTACGCTTGGCTTGCTTTAGAATGCTTTCACCATTCGACTCTTTGATTTTCTTACCCAATGTCTTAGCTTGATATTGAGACTCATACACAGCCAATGCAACCGCAGAAACAGCAAAGGATTCAGGTAGTGCAGTGACAACAAAGCTCTGCCAATCATCAAGAATGCGCTTTATTTCTTTTAAGTTCGCCGTGGTATATCTCGCACCAGATAAAGCAACTCTTTCAGAATCACTTAATTCATCTAGTAAATCACGAAGCTTGCTCAACATTGAGCTTGATTCACTGTTAAATTGCTTTAAAAGCGCAATCACCTCACCCGATGAAAGACGGTAAAGATAAGATTGGTGACGAATGATTGAGTTGAGCAATGAATCATCTTTTTTATCATCCATATTATTCACCAGTTAAATCAAGTTTGCCTTCTTGCTCAGCCTCTAGATTTTTCTGCTCTTCATCATAGCTTTGTTTAGGGAACATGCCCGACTGGTTGTATTCCCACCATGATTTAAACGAGCTATGACCTTGCACGGCGCTTTCAAATAACTGTCGAGATAAATCTGCTAAATAACCTTGTTTATTGAACTCTTGACTAATTTCATAGAGCAAATCATCTTTCGTCAATATATCGACATTTGGCATCACAAACTTGGCACACCAACGCAGCGCCATCGTAATCGCTTCATTGATATTGACTGTGCACAGGGATAATACTGAATGTTGAACTGCATCATCGTTTTTAGCTTCGGTCGCCGTTTTACTAGCTGAGCCTTTTTCGACTAAGCGCGCCCCCATTTCTTTCATTTGCTGCCATTTATCTTTCATGGCTTCCCGTGACAGTGTATTAGGCTCAACCTGTGCAATCCCAAATGTTCCATCAGTAGGAATAGGCATTAAAGTTTTAGAGCCGATATAAACACCGTTCTTTCGTGCCTCTTTAAACCAATTCCAATCTACACCTGTAACATAATACTGTGGCTGCCCCATGTAATAGACCGACTCCTGAAAGTCTGCACTATCCCGATAATGAGCAAGATTTAAGTCGGCAAGCTCTAACAAAGGCGAATTATCTATTTGTGCTGAGTTATCAACCGCACCAACAAAGGTGAATGGAATATAACTCCAAGGGTTGCCATTATAATCCGTTGGCATCTTTCGACCGCTGCCAACCCACACGCCTTTATCCGATTTGCTGTAAACCTCAATGGTATAAGCAAACTCGCCGTGCCCCACATCCTCTAAACGTAGTACCCGGTACTGCTGCTTAGATTCGGTACTAAAGCCATCTTGACCACGCTCGGAGATAATCTCCTCAATCACAACTAAATTTAACTTTACTTGGTTGCCAACTGTAATCGTATCCCAGTTGATAACACTTTTTGATGAAAGTAAGTGCACCATTGGGTAGGCTTGTTTGGCTTTTTCCTCCGCACGATTACGCGATGGTTCAACATCAGGAAAGTCTACATATAAAGCACAACGATAATGCTTCAGGATATGCCGTAAAGCTGATTGTGATAGCTGGTATAGACTCACACCAGCACCATTAGCATTACGTTCTAAGTGCTCAAGATCTTTAGGAAATTTAAAGGTTGGATCAGTAGAAAAAGCAGCACCTACCAAACTCCCCAAAGTTTTACCTGTCACACCATAAAACACAGCACGCTTTAGATAGGAATCATAAAAGCCATTGGCTTCTTGACTAGTATCATGCGGGTTATTTCGCGGCAAATAAGCTGTACTTTTTGCTTTAACCGCATCTTGCCCTTTGCATACATCATCAACCTTGTCCCACATGTGAAAGTTTTTGACGTACTCAGGGTGTTTAAAGGTTACATCACTCATCGAGCAAACCCCATTTTAGGAAAGAACGGCGTAAAGCCTTCGTATAAATCGTTAAAAGCATCCGCAGCAGCATCCACTTGGTCTTTGTATTTACCATTGGGAAAGTTTCTGAGCTCATCCTTGAAATCTTTATTCCAATCACCACGAAGCATTCGTACATTCCCGACGTTGACTTGTGCTGCAAAAGGCTGTGCGCGTGTGACCTTATCCCCTGAAACAGGTAAGGCAACCACGTTATAACCAGCTAAAAGTTTGGTGAAAGATTTGACTTGAGATTTACCAGCTTGACCAGGATCTTGAGGCAATCGAATAGTGACCGTCGTGCCATCCAGATCAGCAGTGCTCTTAATCCGCTTATTGACGTTTTCGGGACCAAGTTGTTCACGCTCAACACCAAAGATATATGTATAACCATCACTAGCACTTGCCATACCCACACCCGCCGTGTACGCACCTTCACCTTCTGAACTTGCCAAATCCCATGCGCGTGTCTTTTTAAGAATGCCAGCAGGCAATGCATCTACAATTTCAATTTCATCAGGTTTAAAAAAACCACCCGCAGGTGGCGCTGGACGCTGACGATACTGACCAGCAAAGACATACGGCGCAGCTTTTTCCATTAGTGTTAGCTTTTGGATATTGTGCTTAGCTGGCCATAACGCTGAGCCATCATCTTGAATCGCTGACAAGCAAATGTGCTCCCATATTTCACCGTTGCCACCTGCAATTGGTTCGCCGTCTTTACGATCTCCCAACAACCATCCCGCCAAATCCTCTTCATGCAAACGCTGCATAATGACAATGATTGGCGTATCCGGTGAGTTGGTACGTGATTCAAGCGTATTTTGGAACCAATCAATCACGCCTTCACGAATGGTTTTAGATGATGCCTCATCGGCTTTATGTGGGTCATCAATAATAATGCATCCACCAAAGCCCTCTCGCATTTTTCCCGCACCAAAGCCTGTGATCGTACCACCAGTACCCGTGGCATAGCAGACACCGCCATCCGCCGTGCGCCAGTTATCCTTTGCTTTACTATCATCACGTAGTTTTAAGTCTGGGAATACCTTTTTATAGGATTCTTCTTGTACTAAGTTACGTGTTTGAAAGGCATTATTCGCAGCTAACATTGCCGAGTAACTGATATGAATAAACTCACAGTCAGGATTTTTACCTAATGCCCATGCCATAAAATTAATGACGGCGATTTCGGTCTTAGAATATCGTGGCGGAATATTTATGATTAAACGCTTAATTTCGCCGTTATAAACACGCATCAGAGCATCACAAACTTCACGGTGGTGCCAATTATGCTTCCACTTATAACCACGGCGCTCCTTGAACATATAGCGCGTGAAGAAATACAAATCCTGCTGTGCTTCGATCTGAATCGCTAAGTCACGGGCAGAATCAGTAGTCATCCACCACCTCCTGACGAGCTTTAAGATATTCCTCTTTAGAGACAGAAACCGCTGTTTGAATCGATTCCAGTGGTCCACCATTTTTACCAGTGATTTCGATTCTTTTCTCATAAAAGCCCTTCACAATTTTTTGCATCTGATCGATGATCTTTATCGTCATCGGTACGTTGTTTTTTTTCTGAAATAATAAATCGCTCAAAATCTTCAGCTGCACAATATCGTTTGCCCCGCTGATATTGTGGATGGGTTGCTGCAAATATTCTTCACGTGCCTTTTCAAATTCTTCTCTAAACTCTTGCCTTAAGTCCTGACCTGCCACCTTGGTTGGGTCATACCCTTCGACCTGCTGAGGTGATACATCAATGTTAAATTTTTCCTTGATGTCTTTTACTACCTCAGTGGGTGTCATGAACTGTGCAAGTGACCGAATAATATAGAATTGCTCGGCTTTTCTTAGCTTTGCCATAAATCAAAATCCATCAAGGCCCATCAAGGAAGCAGGCAAAAAAAAGAGCCTTTTGGCTCAATTGATTACACAGTTCCCACAGCACGCTGCAATATTTTTTTCAGATACAAACGGCGCATTCTTTGCGATTTCCAATAATCGTTTAACATTTGCATCTGCGCCCCAACGCTTGGTTTCACCGAAGAACACTTCCACGTCATGGCCAGCCAAGTAATGCTTAGGCAAGCCAGTATGATCGCTATAAATGATTTCGCCATCTTCATCACGTTCTACACCAATGTGGTATAGCTCATGATCGATCAAACGGCAAAACTCAACATCATTCGAGTTTTCACAGAAACTCGCATTAACTGTAATGAGATACACTGGTACAAACCCAAACCAATCACGCATCTGTTGTTCTTGTCGTGCTTTCTTCCATCCACCTTGATTGAACATCACTTTTTCACATTGACCTAATACCATTCTCTTTTTAGCCACGGCGGCACTCGATGCCCATGCAAATGATAAAAAGGTTTCATCATCGTGAAGTAGCTCGGCAATATGGTCATGATCAGGATTGTGTAAGTGACCACCAACAGTAAGCCAATTCGCAATCACCCATTCTTTTAGATCCGCTGCAGGTGCCAAGCGAATCGCTTCCTCTTCCTCAGCTTGATCTATCAAGTCTGTTGGTGGAAATGGTCTGATCTGTTCCATTTTCTGAACTCTCTAATTGTTCTTTAATCCAATTAATCACATGACCTGAAAGAATCGAATCCGGATGAAACCGCTCAATCTTATAGCCCATATCTTCAGCCAAATCATATTTATTAAAAGAATTTGCTATCTTCTTGCCACCACGACCAACAGCCCACGGGCTACCCACGATTTCAATAAGAAGATTTAACTTCACAATATAAAAATCAAACCGCCAATTTCTTGTAGATTCAAATTGAAATTTACGGCGATAACCGATGAGATTTTCTTCTAATTCTTGAAACAACGTTTCTTCAGCTTCTAAATATTTTTCTGTAGCTTTCGGTAATGGTTTAGTTCTAGGCTTTCTTCTAATTTCAGACTTCTTGGTCAGTTGTTTGTATTGGTCAATTTCCATAGCTCACCTAATAATAAAAAACCTCCCGAGGGAGGTAATTATAAAGTTATTCGAGTATTCGCAAGGAAGGTTTTTTCTTAACCACAATTTGTCCAATATTTGTAGTGCTTTGAGTAATACTTTCAGACTTTAACTTAGTATCGACTCTAAAGAAATCAGAATTAATTTTTGCAATTTCTAATTTCAAGGATTCTAAATTAGCTAAAAAACTAAAGAAATCATTTTCTTTAACTACCTTAGTTAAATTATAATCAGATAAACAACGCAATGAATGCAAACTACCAATATACCTTGAGATGGAACCATACTTAAGATCTTGGCTAATTCTAGCGTATTCAGAAAAGGTATTCACTAGGCGCATGTGTGAGCTTGGGTTTTTATTTTTAAATAATTCATCGTTAAAAATAGAAGATAAAAAATCATTATTTTGAATAAAAACTAAGGCTTCGTGATAGATATAATAATACATCCTTCCAATAGCATTCCTAATAACAACCTCTTTAGGAGGATTGCTACAATCTAAATTTATCGAAATCCCTTGATAAAAAAAATCTTTGTGATCCATTTAGGCAGCCACCATACTGTCAGGATGAATAGAAGCAAAAACCAAGGATATTTTTGTTAAATGATCGAAATATTGATCCTTACTCAACTCTTCCTCATTAACCAAAATATGAAGACTGGATTCAAATTTTTGGTTTAAATAAACTATATCTTCAATATTGAAAAACTGGCTTCCTACACAAATAACAAATTGATTAATTTCTTCATTATCAAAGGTTTCTATATTTAATTTACATTTAAATGCAGAATTAACAACTTCAACAGCTAGTGTCATATATCTTTCAAAATATTCTAAATCAATTTCGTATTTGCTGAGTACACTAATATCCTCAACTAAACCGTTGAGAAGCTGATCATATTGCTCACTTAAATCCAAGCTTTCTGTTTGAAAATTCCTGTATTCATATAATTTATTCAATCGGAATTGAGAGGGATACTTACAAGTCATTTGTAGTAGTGAATTAAAAACAACCTTATTATTGAGATTCATATCCAGAAAGGAAAAAGCCTCATCAAATGCTAGAGAAATTTGATTTAAACGTTGCAGGGTAATTAAGTAATTCACATAAACATTTTCATCATGATCCAAGCTATATGATTCGTAGTAATAATCTTTAGCTTTTTCAAAATCATTAAGATAAGTATAGATCAAACCAACCCTATTAAATGCGCGTGCTTTATCCTGCGGACTGACTTTGCATAAATCACGAATTAAAACATTAAGCTCATTAATAGTAGCTTGAGTTAAATTTTTCTTCCCGTTTTTTTGAACAAAATCTGGTATTTGTTTCAATGCAGGATAAATACGCATAATATTCTCAATTAAATCAATCGTTTCATAAATTGATTCTAGTAGCATCTCATTTATTGCAACTATATTAGATTGTTATTTTTCGGTCAATGTTTTTCATCTACCACATTCCAGTAGAATTTGTAACTCACTTCGAGGAAAGCTACGTTAAATAATGTCGCACGAGACTCAAACATAAAGTGCTTCACGCAAATTCTTGATACGCTCTTTCAACTTAATCATGATACCATCTATTGCTAACATCTCATTACGAGTCAATCCTGTTCTACTCAATATCTGATATTTAGAAAGCTCATCAGTACAGAGCTTTAATTCTTGTTTTGCTTGAACTCTGTTTGTCATATTTCACCTGACAAAATACCCCCCTTTTTTTCGGGGCTAAGGAAACGTAACGAAAGGTTAGAACGTTGTTGGTTGAGCAACCGCACGAACCAAATACATTAAACCTGTTTGAAAATCTGTCTTAGCCATAGCAGCAAAACGTTCAGGTGTTGCAGATTCAAGACGATCCCATTCATCTAAATCATGAACTTGCTGACCAGCATCACACTTACAGTTATAACGCTGTGTCGAAATGTGGTTTTGAACTTTCTCAATAACAGCTTGGACTTGTGGACCAATTGCTTTGATCTCATTCATCAAGTCGATTTCTTCTTGAGATAGGTCACGATAACCTTTGATTTTTTGGTGTTGGTTTTGCATCCCACTCTCCTCTAGGCATTAAAAAACCACCGTTGAGGCGGTTTAAAAAACAATTACCAGAATGTTTAATAGACAGCTCACTTAACTTCGCAAAAACTTCAATCTTCATCATAGAAATTAAAGGCTTGTTAATGAGTAAATATAAAATTGCACATGTTAAAGAACAGGGGCAACAAATGATTATTATCCCACTGGATAGTAGCTTTCATCACAAGACAAGTGATGAACAATCAGGAATCAAAAATGCACTACAATCTTGCGCATCAAGTGCTGGTTTAGCAGGAACGGTTGTTCCAGTTTGGCTACATGGTGGGAGTATGTACTTTATAGCGCCACAACCATGGCACCCTTTTTTTAGAACATTAAGCTGGAATGCTGTGATAAGTAGCCTAAACAAAGAGCTCACTTGTGGTTAATTAGACTTTGAATATGTAGAAGCGATTCTTGCAGTTGAGCTTCTACATATTTTAATACTTTTAAATCTAGCGAAGCAACACCGCCTTTTTCACCAGATTTCTTAAAATAAGAATACTGAAGATCATCATCTATCTCTACAGAAACCCGGGTTTTTGTATGTTCCATAAATCACCTGTTAAATTTAACCTAATTAAAACAGCCCAACCATCCAAAATGAATAGCTGGGCTGAGTAACACACGGTTCTTGTAATGGCTACTGTATGCGTTAAGAGGTCGCCAATCCCAAGTAAATACTCGCCTCTTTTTAGGTGGTCAATCCAAGGGTAGTGTTTATGCTTACATCAAACTCCGCACCCTTTCTATCACTTTATTGACCAAATAAAGCGCTTATCAACATTTAAGAGCTTGACAAGTAACTCTGTTTGCTTGTGCTCGACCACATACAAGCGGATGTGTGATTAGGCTAATAAAACCCAGTCTAACCCTTTACGCCCCTATGATGTGCTGGTGGTAAACCAATGCCAAGGGTTGAGGCAACAAAAAAAGCCCACTAAAAAGTGAGCTTTTACTCGTCTTTCCGAGCTGTCAACAAATTCACAATTAAACTTCAATTGAGAAAGTTTCTCATATTGACCTAAAAAATTAATATTTTCAACATCTTTATGCAAAAAAAATACCCACTTATGGGTTGTGGGTATATAAAATTAAACATATTCAAAACCAATTAATCTTCATCCATATATTTCTGCAATGTAGAATACATATGTTCACGATCTTTTGAATAAGCATCTGCTAATATTTTTTGAACTTTAGCATAACCCCATCTTTTATTTTTTTGTACATAAGATAAAAAAGAAGCCACCCAAACAAATGAGTGATCACTTTTCCTTAAGAAAGGCTTATTATTTGTTGATCGTTTTACTCTAACCATTTAACTATCTTATATTCCAAAAAAATACCCACAATAAGGGGTAATTGCAGGTATATAAACTGAATAAAAAACCTGCCCATTGGAGTGAAGCAGGAAAAGCAACTACTGATCTTTATGTAAGTTTACAAGAAACTCATAAAGATCACCATATTTCACTTCAACATATTCCTTAACAGCCTTTAAGATTGGTTCAAACTCTTTGGGAACTTTAAAGTCCTCAACTTGTTCCATTGCCTGCTCTGGAAACTCATCAGAAAGCTTTACTAAATCATTTAACTGCTTTAATAGGTCTTGTGAGTCCATATTGCGCTTCTTAAAAACTGTGTGGATTACCATAACTTCGTCCACTATAGCAGAAATATGCCATAATGCACCCTGACTTTCAAGCCCCTATGATACGACTTTTAAATTTATACTTAGTAGCCAGTCGAACCAAACCAAGCATTTTATCTCGAGTAACCGCATATTCAGAGATACCTAGTTTTTTAGCTATGGTTTGTTCTGTTTTAAATTCTACATAAAACATGACTACAATCCTTAACCACTTTCTTACTTTTAAATTTTCACTTTTTATAATATTTTCAAGCATATCACTTACTGCGTCTGCATGAGAATCATTGATTTTACACAACGGCGCAACACGCTCTCGCTTATCAACTACCACACCATTAGCCGTATCAATTAGATGCCCTAATACGCTAGATGCACCTAAACAGCCTATATAATGATCATCTAATAACAACCATGATCCGTATTGCTCTAAATGCCATTCTATTGGTTTTTCTGCCCAGTTAATTGCAACTGAAAAATGTTTTTTATCTGCCGCCATATTCATAACTATCACCTTGCCAATAACCGTCTAATTTCTTCAATCGCTTTACCGCTTTTAACCTGCTCAGTGCTATATCTATACACCGAATAACCCAGCATCGTTGCTGAGTTATATTTCTCCATATCCCCTAAATACCCTTTTCCCCTTGTATGCCTACCATTGCTCCAGATCCCACCCTCAACTTCAATTAAAATATTGGTGCCAACTAAATAAAAATCTGCTCTCCATTTGCGACCCTTATTGAATTGAAACTCTTGCTCAAATTCGATTCGATATGCTTGTAAATGCTGTATTAGTGTTGCCTCTCCTTCACTTACAACACGTTCTTTTTTAACTGATGCACGGCGTGTTGTTTTACGCCGTGGTTTTGCATATTTCGCTTTGTAGTCAGCGAGTGAGATACTGGTCATCAATTACCTGCAATTAATTTAAAAACCAAAATCACAGTAACTAGGGCAATCGAAAACCCAAGGCCAAACAAAAACCCGCGATTTAGCCACTCTCTGACAGCGATATTGTTGAAGCCACCATTCACCCACTTCCAAAAGAACTTGACTGCGAAAAATACGAAAGTGCTTAGTAATAGACAGATCAAAAAGTCTTTGTTATTCATGATCTTCACCATGTAAAGCAATGGCGGTGCGGAGGTCGTTTAGTGATTTCAACTCAGGCATCATGAAATAAATTTCAAACCAATCACCGTAATCATTATCGAAATAATCACCATCTCTAAAATAAACAAGGTCTCCATCTTCATCACTGTAATAAAGAGCGGTCTTATCAGGCGCCCCACTCACAATCTCTATCGCTTTCTCAATACCGCCGACTTGATCTATCAGGTTATTTATCGTTGTCATAGAGCCACCTTATTTTTCATCTGCTGTTTTCTGTACTTCATGTAAATTGTGTTGGCTTGACGTGTTTTGAAATTTCTAACACCGTAGTTATAGGCTTTACGCAGGCTCATCATTTCCTCATAAGTCATAATGTTGAAAAGTAATTTTTCTTTATTCACACCCCACCCCCTACGCTTTCCACGTCTGCAAAAAATTCATTAATGCGCTTACCAATCCACTGCATAACTGGAACAGCCATAGAATTGCCTAATGCCTTGTAACGATTGCTTTTTGATGCACCTGGTATGCCTGTGTAGTTATCTGGAAAGCCTTGTAAACGCTCACATTCAATTTCAGTTAAATAACGTGCAATTGATTGATAAGTCACGCTTGATGGTACTATTCCACCGCCACCGCTTGAGCGCAGAGTGCCGTTAATTTCTTTTGATATTTTGGGCGTTGTGTCTGCTATCATTGCGTACGCAGGTTCAAACACGGCGTGTCTTATAGGTCCACCACCTTTGCCACCACTTCTACAAGTAGGTGCGATATTTACGGATAAATCACGCAATGCATCATTGAACGTGCCACATAGTGCAACACCGTGACGATCCGTGGATGTGAGTGTTGGTGCTTGTTCTTCTTTAAAACCAATACCATTACCGCCTGCATTGATGTTTCTGCCAATGATATTGCCTTGGATGCCGAAAATTTTTATTACATAACCACGATCGTTATTACTCAGAAGTGTTGCTGATGTTTCAGGTATTATTGTTGCATTAGAATTGCATCCACCCACACCGATTGCATGTTTAATGTAATAATCACCACAAAATGCCTCTTGATTGCCAAGCCACATTTTTTGACCATGCGATGCAAGCAACGGCGGTACTATTCGCTTTCCGCTAACAGTTTTGCTTGCATTGAGAGTGTTTGAAACACCACTTCTGGCAGTACTTTCTTTTTGGCTTCTGCGCGACGCAATATCCCCAGACATGCTTTTGCGCTCAAATAATATTTTGGCGACACATTCTGTTCTAGCACTTGCGACAACAAACACACGCTTGCGTCGTTGTGCGAGTCCGAAATATTGAGCATCAAGGACTCTCCAAGCGATTTGTCGTTGTGGTCCAAACACACAACCAGCGTTTGGCCACTTTTTCCCTGTCGGTTGTAACTCACACCCCTCGCCTGACAATGCTCCCAAAAAACATCCGAAAGCATTGTCTTTGGTGTTAAGCACACCAGGGACGTTTTCCCAAACGATAATGGTTGGCTCAAGTCCTCGAATAAGTCTTGCTGAATCAATTTCATTCGCTAATCTCACAAATTCAAGGCTTAATTGTCCTCGATCGTCATCTAATGAGTTTCTTAACCCTGCTACAGAAAATGCCTGGCATGGTGTTCCGCCGACTAAAATATCTGGTGCTTCCACTTCATTGTTTTTTACTTTTTTTGCAATTTCAGTCATATCGCCTAAATTTGGTGTTTCAGGGTAATGATGAGCTAAAACTTGGCTAGGGAATTTTTCAATTTCTGCAAACCATTCTGGTTGCCATCCAAGCCCATGCCATGCGACTGTAGCAGCTTCAATTCCTGAGCATACTGAACCGTATTTCATGCCGCCTCTCCCTTGCCCTTAGGTTTAAAACCTACGTCAGCAAGATATGATTTCCAGTTTTGACGTTCTGCTGGATCTGATAGTTTTGCAGCAATGCGGCCAGCAAGATTTTCATATGATTCACCTGCAGTGCTGTACTTGCTGATAACTTCAGGATGTCGAGCAAGTTTGTTCGCAAACATGTACATCTGACTTGGTGATGCAAAAACTAGAAAATCAGAATTGGTATTACCAACTGATTCACCTACAGGTGATTTTGAAAATTGTCCTTGAGAATTCGCAGAATTATATTTTTCGTATTTCAAATATGCTCTGATTAACCAATCTGCAAAAAAGTAAATCATCATTTCATCAGAATGATTCTTTTCAGCGTTGTAATTTTCAAATTGTTCCAGCTCACGTTTAAACCACGAAGCGTTCAAAATCTCGTCAGCATTTACCGAAGTATTGGCAGAAATAATTTGAGATTTTAAATTTTCAAAAGAAAGCCAATTTTTTTTATTTTGATAGTGTCTTTTGATAGTGTTACTTTGTGGGTTAAAATTCTTTACCACTTGAGGTAAAAAATCTTTACCACCTGTGGTTAAAATATTTGACCACTTGCCATTTTTAGCGGTAAAAAAAATTGACCACATTGGAAAGTTATCCACAGCTTTAAAGTGGTAAAAATTTTTAACCAGTAAAGATTTTTTACCACCAATATTTAAGTAAAATTCGACTGGTTTTTGAGCTATTTTTTCACCATAACCAAAGTGGTAAAAATTTTTAACCAGCTCTTTTTTGAACAAAATAAGTGCCTTAACCAATATCTTTTTAGATGGAAATTTAATCAACTCTCCAATATCGTAATTATCAACAGGTGAGAAAATATTCCCATATTTTGATTGATGATGTTTTTTGATCAAACCTACTTCTTCAAGTTCTGTTAAACACTTAATGACAGTAGGTCGGCTCTTCTTAGATAAACTTTCCAACTGACGTAAAGAAAGTGCATCACTTTCCTTGGTCCAGCCACGTGTCTTTCGGATGATCAATAAATAGATTTTCACAGATGCATCACTAATTTTATTCATAGCCTCATCTACAAATGCATTGGCGACCATGAATGAATTAGGTACAAATTTACTCATGAGATATCACCTCTTCATTCATTTGAATGAAACGACCAAACATTAAAATTTTGCCAGCACGCAATAAACTCGAAATGATTTCACCAGCTTGATAGACAGTTATGCGATGGTCATTTATTAAAATTTCAATAAACTCGTCACGTGTGATTGCCGCTTGATTTTCATCACGTTTGATTTTGCGTAAATTTGTACGGCGAACATCTAAAATTCCATTTAATGATTTCAATGCTGGTTCATACCAAGATTGCGTCCACTGGATCTGTTTATGCTCTGGAGCTTTTTGGAAGTATTGATTTGTAGTCATGAAACCTCCGCTAATGCTTGTTCTGCATCTGTTAAACGGCGATTGGCATCCAATTCAGCTACCGTTGCAGTCCGAATCCATGATTCATGCACACATTGACCACATTCAAGCCAGTAGTGGTCATTTGGCTGATAATCCTCAACCACTTCAAGATCATCGAATTTGATATGGCTTATATATACGATGACATCGCCCTTGATAAATTTTTGGTTCACAGTTTCAGTCACGGCGTTTTGTGCGTTTTCTGGCACCAAGCACGTATTACACTGCTCTTCTTTAAAATTCGGGCACTTGTTTGTGCATGGGTGTTGTGCTAAATTTGATTTCATATTCATTTCTACCTCGTTATGAATTACTAAAAGCCTGATTTCTGCGATCAGGCTTTTTTAATGTCTAAAATTTGAGATTGATCGCTTGCTTTAACTTGCCCTACCAATCCCAAACTTTCCCTTTTCTTCCTATTTTTATTTGCTCTTTCAAGCATTAAGCTAACTTCATGAAATTCACCCATGATCGCTTTTTCTAATAGGATGACTGATTGATGTGCATAATCTTTCCCGTAAACATCTGCAATCAAACGCAAACGCTCCATCATGTCTGGGAGCATCTTCATACGAAGATCTTCTTTTTCGAGACTCATGGTTGTTCCTTGCTGACGGATGTATCTGGCTTGGCTTTCTCTAATAGCCATTGCGCTGTAAAAGCTCCATCACTATTGCTTGCCAGAATCTGGGCATACGTGGTTTCACCTGTGTACTCGGTTCTGGGTAATAATCCACGTTTTTCCATCTTACTCATCGCCATATACGAGCGACCTAGTAATAATGCAGCTTTAGTTCGCCCACCTACTGCATCAAAGGCATGTTTAATAGGATTCAAATTAAATCTCTCTAATTATTTAACACCACTAAATTAAATCATAGGTTTAATTTAAATTCAATTCACGATTGCTTCTATTTTTATTTAATTCAATTAAAATTTTAAACTAAAGGTTTATTAATGTTGTTACCCATGGAAACTATAGTTGATCGTATACAGTTAGCTCTTAATAAAGCAGATATCAAATGGTCTGCTGCTGCATTGAAGATCGGCTTATCAGCTCAAGCCGCTTCCAATTGGAAAAAGGGGAAAATTGGTAGGGAGACTGTTGAAAAGCTAGCAGATCTCTTAAATGTTGATGCTGGGTGGCTATTAACTGGTAATGGTTCTGAAAATTCTCAACAAAATGAAGGTACACCTGTTGTTACATGGGAATCTCCTGATGACTTGGACCTTGATAAGTATGTAATTATTCCTCATGTTGAGGTGAAGTTTTCAGCTGGAAATGGTCACTTAGCCGCTTATGAACCAAGTCAAAGGGATATTGGATCTGCCCATTTGTTGAGTTGGGTTCATAAGAAAAAGATTTCCCCAAAAAATCTAATGACTGTTGATATTGATGGGGACAGCATGGAACCAAACATTAAAAGTGGCAGTGTTGTGATGCTTGATAAATCCATCAACACACTTGAACAAGTTCAATCTGGAAAAGTCTATGCTATTCGTTACGGCAATGAATTGAAAATAAAGAGGCTTTCTCGCCGTTTTGATGGTGCTTTGATAATTGATAGTGATAATCCGCAGTATCAGCGCGAGATTGTTGAAGCAGATCAGTTGGAGCATATTGGTATTATCGGTAAATACGTTTCTCACACATTTGATGGTGAGATATAGATCATCAATTCCAGCGAACTGTTAATTAAAATTTATTATATAAATGAGAATATTATGATCGCAACACTCAATAAATCTAAAACGGCGCTAACAATTAATCGCCAAGAATTTAAATTGGCGTTAGCTAAAATCGGTGAAGGTATTGAAAAGCAAATAGCATCACTCAAAAAGGCTAAGCAAAGCTATGACGCAGCAGATATAGCGCGTGAAGTCATCAGCGAGGTGAATATCTTTGAAGCCATTATTGAGGGCTTTAACGAAGCCGAGGGTACTAATTTAAAGCTGACTGATATAACTAATCTTGATCTGGCACAGGGATGGTTGGATGAGTTTTTAGAGAAGTATTCTGTTTAATTATGGCGAATTCGCCGGAATTAAAAAATTAAAACTGCGAACCCGGCACAGGACTTTAGAATTGATCGGTAGAGAATATATGTATAAGATACCTAAAGTAGTTATTCCTGATTCCGCTAAAGAATATAGACCTCCCAAAGTTAAATTAACGCTAAAAGAAATCAAACAGCTTTCAGATGACGAGTTAATGATGCTGTTAAGCGGTGAAGGCCAAAGCGGAATCATCCCAGCACCACTTCTACAAGCTATAAGTTATGAGTTAACTTCAAGACAAATAAAAAAGTCCAGCAAACCACACTGGACTATTATCCCTACTTTTATTGTTGCTTGTATTGCAGCTATCGCTGCTATTATTTCAATTTATATTTCGCTAAGATGATAAGCGTTTAGCAATTATAGATATACAGATCAATGTAGCTGCATTTAATATGACTGTAGACCAAACAAATATTTTTAATAACTTTTCCTGACCTTTACTCATCTTAACAAACTCCATATAACCCGCCTTGTGTGGGTTTTCTTTTTTAAACCATATGTTCCCTGATATTATGCATTTAAGACATTGTGCCAACATTGATCTTAATTACATAAATATCGGAGAAAATATGAAACCTGAAATTATAGAAGCCCTAGCGTTAGAGCTTACCAAAGCAATTATTAATGAGCGATCAAAGCATGAGAGTTCTTTTGATATTACCGACCCAGCATTATGGGTGGTCATATACGACGAATCCCTAAAAAATATATCCCAAGAGGCTGTAGAGCTCGAAGAAATTAAAAAATCTAATAAATCAACAATTTTTGATTAATCAGATTGATCCATGCTCTTGATCAGATTTTCAAGGGCATCTCGCTGATCTTTATTCTTGATTTCTACAATAAAATCATCTTGAAATACATATTTTTCCAACTCTTTGGTTTCACTAATCGCATCAATTACATTTAATCGTCCTGCTTCAATAAGTTTTAAAGTTGCTTCATAGCGCCATTCTTTGCGATTTTGAATGATTTTCATCTCAATAAACCCCGCCAACCCAACCCTCTGTCGGGTTTTCTTTTGTCTGTTATAGCATATTAAATCTTAAATTTAAAATAATTCAATCTTTGGTTTAAAAAACTATTGCGCAAAAGTTAAATCTTTGGTTTAATATTTTTCATGAAGACAACAAAAAAGCACACCGACCGCTAAATCAAATGTGCTTTTTCAAAACTACAGGTGAATTATGAACGCAAAACTAAATCCAATCAATAGCGCAAAGCTAACACTTGGTGTTACTGCTGTAACTCTTAGTGTTTTAGCAATGAGCTTTAAGCCGTTTGCTACAACGGAATATACGCCAACTACCAAATCATCTCCTGCTGATCAATATGTTGTTGGTGTTCAGTCTATTGAAATTACTTCTAAATCCACTGGTATTGCTGTGATCAAGCTTGATGATTTTAGAGTTCAGGTTTCATTTGATTATTCAGCGCATAAAGACAGCTACGGCGTACCAGGTTCTGAATTTACAGCTGTTGATATTAATCAGCTTACGATTGAAAACACTACAGACATCAATGGTAATCAGTACCGTGATTTCACTGTTTACAACGATGTTGTTCAGATCAAAGAGCTAATTCGTGGCTACATCGAGAAAAATCAACTTGTTGAAGTGGAGGCTGTGTGATGTCTATTCAAATATTTACACCTGAAAAAACGTTACTCGTTGAAAGCGTTATTTGTTACCTCTACACAGACCCAGGGCTAGGTAAAAGTTCGATTGCTCACACTGCGAGTAAGCCAGTTATTTTTGACTTTGATAAAGGGCAACATCGTGTTTCTGCAGAACTTAGACGTGGAACCATTGTTCGTATTGATAGTTGGTTTGATCTTGAAAATCTTAAGGATGATTTTTATAACAATTACAATACGATAGTTGCGGATACTGTTGGTGCAATGCTTGATGCAATTAAAGATCAGCTTTCTAAAAATAGGGACAATCTGCAACGAGATAAGACTTTGACTTTAAAAGCTCAAGGTTTAGCAGGTACTAAATTTATGAATATGGTTCGTAAATGGCAATCCTTAGGCAAAGATGTTGTATTTATTGCACATGCGGTAGAGGAAGAAGCAGGTAAAGAAAAATTAAAAGTTTATCGTCCAGACCTTGCAGGGAAAAATAGAAATCTACTTTATCGCATGGCTGATGTAATGGGTTATTTACACTCAACAACTGATCAAAACGGCGATACGATCCGTACTATTTTGTTTAATCCATCCACAACACATCATGCTAAAAATTCAGGTCGCCTTGGTTATACATATAAAACTGATAGCGGTGCAGAAATTTGCAATGGTCAGGTCGCCGTACCAGACATGACGAACTCGCCTACTTTTCTAGCTGATCTATTGAAACAAGCCAAGGATCACATCAATACATTAACACCTGCTCAAGCTGCAGAAATTAAAGCTCAAGCAGATTTAAGTAACTTAAAACAGTCTTGTAAAGAAGCGAATCATGCTGGTGATTTAAACCAATTAACTGAGTCTTTAGATCGTGAACACAAATACAGCAGAGAAATGTGGCATGCAATTCAATTACAAGCACATGAAATGAAATGCACTTTTGATAAAGAGAAAAAACGCTGGTTTAACCCGCCTCAGTTCAAGGGAATCACAGACACTCAACGCGACGAACTCCAAGCATTCATTGATGAACGTGGCTTGGATGTAAAGACAGTTTGTGAACATCTTGGCATAGATGCCCTCACCCAAATTGAATCTGCAAATTTGCAAGAAGTAAAAAATGAACTTGAAATCTTAGCTAAATCGGAGATGGCTACAGCATGAACGCAATTATCTTAGATACAGAAACTCACGATTTAGAAGGCTTTCCGATTGAAATCGCTTACACACCCTGCTCATTCGAGCAAGGTGTATTAGTGATCATGCAAGATCAGGTGTTTGATGAATATTTTTCAAGTCCTGAACCGATTAAATATGGCGCAATGGCTACACATCATATTCTTGAAAACGACATTGCAGATAAACCAAGTTATGACACATTCCGCCTGCCTGCTGATACTCAGGTTTTAATTGGCCACAACATTGATTACGACATTCGCGCCGTTCAACGATGTGACCACGACGTAAATGTCAAAGGTATTTGTACCTTGGCATTAGCACGAATGGCATGGGATAAATTGGACTCTCATGCACTATCAGCTTGTTATTACTACGTTATGGAAAACAAAGAAGTTGCACGTAAACATTTGAGACACGCACACAACGCAAAGGCTGATATTTATTTCACTGGTGTAATTTTACAAGCATTAGTTGAAAAGCTTGGCATCAAAGACATGAATTCGCTTTATCAAATGTCTGAGATAGCACGTATTCCTAAAAGAATGACTTTTGGAAAGCATAAAGGTGAACTCATTGATGAGCTTCCAGATTCGTATATTGAGTGGCTGTTAAAACAACCTGACTTGGATCCATATTTAGTTAAAGCATTAAAAGGATAAGAATATGAATAATATGATTTCAGCACAAGAAGCAATCTCAGCAGTTCAAGCGGGTAAAACGGTTTTGTGTAGATATGCGGGTGATGGATCACTTCATGCCGATCCAGATTTCAGTACACTAGATCAGGTCCCTGCTACAGTCTTTTTTACACCTCATTATGAATTTTGCATAAAAATTGAAATGACTGAGCTTGCAGGAATTCAATTTACAAAACCTGCAGAACCACACGATTTAAAAAGTGGCCAAGTAATTTATATTGTCATGCCTACGTGTATTTTGCGTACTCAATATGACAGTGAGCACGGCGATATTTGCTTAAGTGTTGCCAATGGCTTTGCTCAGCTTGATGAAGAAAATGCGAAGCTACAACTGCAAGCTTTTGGAAAAACATTCGGCAATATGATTACCGAGATCGAAGTTAAGGATGGTTTTAATGACAAACCTAAAAAACGTGCTTCTCGTAAAAAAACTGAGGTGCAAGCCAGTATCATTGAAGAACAAAGTTCTATTGATGTAGTTGAAGATAATTTAATAACTGGATCTTTGATCGAAAAAGACCAGGAGGATCAGTATCAAAAGCAACTTACTGAATTGTTAGATTGTGCTGCAAAAGCCAACACACCCGATGAAGCAAATAAACTATATAGATATACAACATCGTGGACCGAAGAACAGCGTAAGCCTTTAATTGATGCTATTCATAAGCGATTAGCCGAACTCAACCCACCTGAAAAATCAGAATCAAGCCTGATGTGTCGCATAAATAATTGTCAGACTCTTGAAGAATTAGACTCAAAAGTTATTGAAGTACAGCAATGTGATCCTGTTATTCAAGATCGATTGATGAGCTATGTTAATCAGCGACGCACTGAAATCAGTCTTGCTGCGGATGATCGTATGCCATGGGATGATGAATAATGTCAAAAACTAAACACCTCCCTCACAACTTGTGTACGCCGTTTATGTTTTGGATGTTTAACGGCGGTTATATTTCTGAAATTAAAAAAAATTGTGTGGTGCTTCATAAAAGTAAGAATGTTGCAAAAATTCATTGTGATGGCAAAACTGCTGAAAGCTATTTAATGAATGACCACTGTAGCGATCGTTTTGCTATGTTTCTGAAGCAGTATTTAAACAATGGTAGAGGATTTATTGATGCACTAAATGCTCAAGCTACTCAGCAGTACGAGCTTGTTTTCTTAAATGAACAATTCAAATATTTGCAGGTGGCGTGATGGATATTAAAAATACAGCTATTACAGCAACAATGGTTATTCAGTCTCTTGTAAAGCTTCTTGAAAATGAAAATGTTGATATTTCATCTGTGAAATTCAAAGTTGGGTTTGAAAGCGAAGGATATGAAAGTCCAGAATTTAAATTGGAAAAGTTAATTGATTTGGCTTATGAGGGTTTGGAAAAGATAAAAGAACATGCTATTCCCGAAGGGTTTGTTTTGGTAGAAAAAGAAATCCCAGACTGCGTTGTTGACCGTCTTGAAAATAGCTCATACCACTGGGGTGAAAGCACAAGGGATTACTTTGCGCCTATTTATCGAATGATGATCGAAGCACAGGAGCAAGGGCATGATTAGAGCTGAAGTGGTCTTTGAAGATGATTATGTGGTTCTACATGGAAAAGATATCTGGTTAGATCTTGAATCTATGAATTTTGCAATTGGTTGTTATCTTTCTAATTCAATCGAAGAACTTTTTGCATCACAAGAACAAGCCGTTCAGTACTGTTTGGAGCAAGGGCATGAAAATAAGTGAATTTAATGCTCTTATCAAACCGATTGAGCGCCCTATTCGTAATTTCCACTGTGGTTTTAACTATCTTGAAACTTGGATTCAGGGTGAAAGTGAATATTGTGCAGATGGTATTGATTTTACTCCCGACTTTCAAAGAGGTCATGTTTGGACAGAACAACAACAGGTGTATTTTTTAGAGAATGTACTTCGCAGAATTGTAGATGAACGCGGCTTAACTATTTGCTTCAATAATCCCGCTTGGCGTGAGACTGATTTGACTGGTGATCTGCCAGATCAAACAGTTTGTGTTGATGGATTGCAGCGACTCACAGCTATTCGTAAATTTATTAAGGGCGAATTAACAGTATTTGGAATCAAGCATAATGATCTGCCGATGCGTGTGATTTTGCGAGATTTACGAATCGTTATCCAGATGTACGATTTTCAAAATAAAAAGGATTTACTGCAATTTTATCTAGATATAAATAGTGGTGGTACTGCTCACACTGAAGTTGAGTTAAATCGAGTGCGAGCTTTGATGAAAGAAAAGGAGGAAGGTTGATGGGTGTATTGAAAATTGAATCAGATTCATTAAAACATTTAACCAGCTTAATTGAAAAATTGGTTAGTCAAAAAGATGAGCGTCGCATTGGTCGTGCTGAATTTGCACACCTACTAAATATTGAACCTGAAACTTTGGATCGTAAAATTAGAGATGGTCTTATTACTCGGCCATTCAAAGATGGCCGTAAAAGTTATTGGTTCTCAAGTTATGTTCAAACCATTGTAAAAGACACGACAAACAGTGCTAATATAGCCACCGAATGAGGTGGCTTTTTATTTAATTATTTTAGGTTACTTTAGGCATATTGAGTACAGAATTGAGTACGATTTACCACTCGATTTTAATTGTTTTTAAAATACAAAGGGTTACATTAATCATGCTTCTT